CGCTGACCATGACCACGAGCGAGCGATAGAACTCCAATCTATCGCTCAACAAATTGCCCAGCAGAACCAAACCCTCCAGCAACAAACCAAGGCTCAGATAGACTCCCTTACCCAAACCAATCTCGCGCTGCAGCAGGAAATTGGCTCATTGGCCAACGCTATCGCTACGCGCGACTCCCAGCTCCAAAAAACCCAACAGCAAGTTCCCACCCTAACACCGGACCAGCTCTCCGCAGAATGGTCCACCCGCATCAAAAACGCGGGCAAGATAACTCCCACCCCAAATGGCTACACCGCCGACCAAGCTGCGGCAGTGGCGACCGTCCAAGCCCTAGAATCCGTTCCCGTTTTAGAGCAGGACAAACACGATCTGCAAACCGCTAACGCGAATTTAACCAATCAAGTTGCTAACTCCGAGTCTAAGTACGATCTGGAAGTAAAAGCACACGTTTCGGACAACACTTCTTGCCAAGCGGATTTGAAATCAGCGAACGCACAACTAAAAGACGTGAAAGCCCAGAACCGCAAACGAAACATTATTTTAGCAATTATCGGATTCGCGGCGGGCGTTGTATTCGACAGAGCGAAATTCTAACAGGAGAAACATGGCCGGATATTCCACTCGACTATGCCCCGCTTGCGGGAGAACGTCAAAGTTTCGTAACGACTACAAAACGTGCTGCAAGAAGGGCGGCGGAACGGATCCGATTCCGGCTTCAGGATTAGTGGAACAAAATGAAGTGCGCGGCGATGCTTGGAACATTACGCTCCCAAAGACGCGAATACACACTCTGGACCAGCTTCTGGCGTACTTTGAAGTAGATCAGGACATTTGGGAAGTTGAACGCTTCGTAGCCAACAAATGGGAGATGGGCTACAAGAATACCGACAAGGAAGCAAAAGTCGAAGAACTATACCAAGTCAAAGCGTTTCTGCGCCGTAAAAAGAACATCGCTGCGGCCAAGAACGAAATCGAAGAACTGAAAAAGATCGCCAAAACCACGTCTTCGTTTCCTAAACCTATTAAAAAGTCCGTCAAACATAAAGGCGGAATGCTGGAAATCAACTTCACCGATCACCATTTCGGCAAGCTGGCGTGGGGACTCGAAACCGGCTGGGCGAATTACGATGTGAAAATCGCCACCCACGTTTTTCACCGCGCTCTGGATACCACACTGGATCGGTCGCCATTCTCTTACTATGACGAAATCTGGTTCATCGTCGGAAACGATTTGTTCAACGCCGACGATACGCAGGGTCGTACAACCGCAGGAACTCAAGTCGAAAGCGATGTCCGCCATGAGAAAACCTATGTCACTGTGCGGACTCTTCTCATCCAGGCGATTGAAAAACTGCGGCACCTGACCGACAAAGTTCGGGTAATCGTGGTGCCGGGAAATCACGACCACAACGCTACATGGCACCTAGGGGATTCGCTTGAAGTTTACTTTACGAACTACGACGACGTGGAAGTAGACAACCAACCGAGCCCGAGAAAATATCACCAGTTCGGCCAAACTTTGATTATGTACACGCACGGGGACAAGGGAAAACGTGCCGATCTTCCCTTGCTGATGGCCGCCGAGAAACCGGCTCTCTTTGGCGCGACTCGGTTCCACGAAATCCACACCGGCCACACACACCAGACTCGTCTCGAAGAAAAACACGGTATCCGGATTCGAGTTTTGCCCGCGCTATGCCCACCCGACGCATGGCACGCGGAAAACGGATACGTAGGAAACCTGCGGAGTTCTGAATCGTTTGTGTGGGATCGCGAAGAAGGACTGATCGGAACCATTATTTACACCGACAGCGACGGAAAAATTGACCGAGCATCAGAAACACCCAGCATCGTGGAGGCGAATTGAATAAGGACTTAGCAGCGGCTATCGAAACCATACAGAAGAGATATGGAAAAACCTCGATTTTACCTTTGAACTCAAAGGAGAAATTAGAGTGCGACGTAGTTAGCACGGGTTCGTTTGCCCTAGACGTGGCCACTGGAGTTGGCGGATTTCCGCGCGGGCGTGTGATTGAAATCTATGGCCCGGAATCGGGTGGAAAAACAACGCTCACTTTGCACGTAATCGCCGAGGCTCAAAAACTCGGGGGTCAGGCGGCATTCATTGATGCCGAACACGCTCTGGATCCGGCATACGCCAGAAAACTCGGTGTGGACATAGATAATCTTCTCGTCTCCCAACCAGACAATGGCGAGCAGGCACTTGAAATTGCAGAAACCTTGATTAAGTCCAAACAGGTGGACGTGATCGTAATCGACTCAGTAGCCGCACTAGTCCCTAAAGCTGAATTGGAGGGGGAGATGGGCGATCCGCAAATGGGATTGCAAGCCCGCCTCATGTCGCAAGCACTCCGCAAACTAACCGCCATTACTCTAAAAAGCGGCACAATTTTAATCTTCATCAACCAAGTTCGCGACAAGATCGGCGTGATGTTCGGCAATCCCGAAACTACAACGGGTGGCCGCGCTTTGAAATTTTACGCTTCCATGCGCGTGGATATCCGCCGAACCGGTAGACCAAATGAAACGGATGGCGTGAAAACAGGGTCCCCAACAAAAGCTAAGATCGTAAAAAATAAAGTGTCGGCCCCGTTTCGCGAAGCTGAGTTTGACATTGTATATGGTGAGGGGATTTCTAAGGAATCTGAACTCATTGCGTTCGGTGTCGATAACAACCTGATTGAGAAATCCGGAACTTGGTTCAGTTTTAAAGGTGAGCGGCTAGGCCAAGGCGCGGAGAACACCCGCATATTCCTGAAAGAACACCCCGAAATCACCGCGAAGATCGAAACCCAGTTGCGCCAGATTTACTTTCCGGAGGCTTTGTAATGGCTCGTTGCGACACCCACATGAAGGAAAGTTGCCCGCTCTGTAAGAAAGACGCGCCTCTGGAGCCACCACCACCGGTTAAAACAACTTCCCCCACTAGCGCAAGCAAGGGGGTTGAGGTTTCTTCTCCTGTTATCTCAGCCCCCGAACCCCTAAAAGTTTCGGATCCCGCGCAGCAACAAGTAATCGACGCAGCCATAATTTACTCAGACTCGATCCAAGCCGTGGCTGTGACTACTTCACATCTGAACGAAGCTCGGGAAACCGTAAAAGCCTTAGAGAGCAAACTAGCCGAGCTAAAACAACGCGCTAAAGATGCTCTCGCTAAAACCCAGGAGGCTGTGAAGTGAGCAATGTTCTGTTATTCGGGGATTTGATTGTTGACGAGTACCGCCACTTTACGGCGACTCGCATCTGTCCCGAAGCGCCCGCGCTGATCCTGAAATCGACTAAGGACACATATTCCACATCGGGCGGGGCGGGTTTAGTGGATGCCCAACTGACCGCTCTGGGAGTGAATGTTCTTTTCATTCCAATCACGATCTCGCGAAAAGAGAGAATTTTTTCTGATGACCGGTTGATGCTCCGGATTGACACGGACGCCAATTTTGTACCGACCGATCTGGAATGGCCCGATCCAGGAGTCAACAAATTCGACGCGATGGTGATTTCTGACTACGGGAAGGGAACCGCGAAGCACTCCGAATCGCTCATGGAGTATGCGGAAAAAGCTAATCTGCCGGTATTCGTAGACGCTAAAAACAACTGGCTGGATTACTCAGGCGCGTATGCCGCGTTTCCGAACGAGAAAGAGTTCGCAACCTTCAACTTTAAGCATGTGATCCAAAAACTTGGGGCCAAAGGCTGTTTAGTGGACGGAGTGCCGGTTCCTCAAAATCACCCCCATGCTGTGATGGACGTTTCCGGGGCCGGGGACATTTTTATGGCTGCATTCGTTCACTGGTGGCTGCTAACTCCAAACGTCGATTCCAATACCAGACTTATCCGATCCGCTGAGTTTGCAAACCATGTCGCTGGAATATCCGTGGAATACGTAGGCACTAAAGTAGTCTCTCTAAATGAGCTTGACAAAGTGAAGTAATTGGTGTACAGTATAAAGCATGTCATTCGTTGAAGAATTCGATAAAGTCCAGTTCCGAGTATTCCAGACAGCCACCGAAAAAGGGTGGAACGAAGAACCCTGCGAAGACGGCACCAGCATGGCTTTGATCCACAGCGAAATTAGTGAGGCTCTGGAAGCATTAAGAACAAATAACCCTCAGTCCCTCAAAATCCCCAACTTCTCGCTCGCGGAGGAAGAGATGGCTGATGCGGTTATCCGAATCATGCACTACGCGGAGAGGAACGGTTTCCGGATCGGAGAGGCGATTTTGGCAAAGGATGCTTACAACCAAACTCGGTCCTATAAACACGGAGGGAAAAAGTTCTAATGTTTGAAGCATTTCTACGGAAGCATTTTGCTTTCAAAGAAATCGGTTGGTATGACATCGGAGAGCGGTTTACCCGATATCAACTGTTCAAATCTCGTTGGCTGAACATTTACCTCCATCAACTATGGGCTCCAGCTTGGCACCCAGAGTGCCACGACCATCCGTGGAGTTTTTTAGCCATTCTTCTGAAGAACGGATATCTGGAAAGAGTTGGAACTAAGGATTACCGGCGTCGAGTAGGAAGTATTCTGTGGCGTCCCGCAACTTTCGCCCACAACGTCATCACTCCTTACGGAACTTCGTGGTCGATTATTTTTACAGGCCCAAAAAGCCGGGAGTGGGGATTTAAACCATGCGACCGCACCGCTGGGCCGACAACGCCGTATTGGGAGTACGTAAAACAAAACTCTGGGGCAGGAGCGATGTCTTGAGAGTCTATCTTGCCGCCCGCTATTCACTAAAGGAACAGCTAAAAGTGTACGCGACGGAACTCCGGGCCGAAGGAATCGAAGTAACTTCGCGCTGGTTAGAAGAGAAATATTCGCCTAACACCCAAATGGGCGAGGTTCCGTACAACGAACTTGTGATGTTCGCAAGAACCGATCTCCAGGACGTAGAAGATGCCGACGTTTTGGTATTTTTTGCCGAGGATCCGGAAAATCAACCTCGCCGAGGCGGACGCCATGTTGAATTTGGCTACGCACTGGCCGAGAACAAAACCATTTTAGTGGTCGGCCCCATCGAGAACATTTTTCACAACCTTCCCGAAATCACCCATTTTGACAATTTTGAACAAGTAAAAAATACCCTGAAAACTTTGGAGATTTGAAAATATAATGTCCGGTTCGTTCTCGAAAGCTACTGGTCCCAACCCTAAAGATTTGATCGGCGCAAAAAAAGTTTCCCTCTCCAAATTCCCGGCCATCGGTTTAGCTCACGGTGCCCACGCTATGATGGACGGCGCGAATAAATACGGTCCCTACAACTGGCGGGAAAAAGCAGTTCAGGCGAGCATCTACATTGATGCGGCAAAACGCCACCTAGATGCATGGTTCGAGGGGGAAGAAACCGCATCCGACAGCGGAGTTCATCATCTTGGCCACGCTATGGCGTGCATGGCGATCATTCTGGACGCCCAAGCTAACGACGGTTTAATTGACGACCGGCCAAAAAATGTTGGGGCGCACGCGCTATTGATGGACGCATTGAACTCCAAAGTTAAAGCGAAATCTGAGCACTCCGCAAGTGAAGTACCCTTGGGCACCGCCACGAAATAACTTCCTTCAAATCCCCGTTAGAGAAAGGCAATGCCTCATAAAAATCCAGAAGATAAACGCGCGTACATGAGACGCTGGAGGGCTAAAAACCCGAATAAATATCGAAAAAGAGAAACTAAATATATGCGAGAGTGGAGAGCCAAAAATCGAGAGGATTGGAATAAGTATCAAAGAGAGCGTTATAAGCGTTCCCGAGGATATTTTTATCATATTAAATCAAAGTTTAATCTAACTGTAGACCAATATGAAGGAATGGTGGCCCAACAGGGTGACTTGTGCGCTATCTGCAAAACAAAACCTGCAGACCGATATAACGTGGACCATGACCACAAGACAGGAAAAGTTCGAGGTCTCCTCTGTGGGCGCTGTAATACTGGGCTAGGTGCTTTCAAAGATGCTCCCGAAATTCTCATTGCTGCGGCGCACTATCTTACTTCCTGTAACAACGGGTCTCGAACCCTTCCGCTCCCAGAGTCAAGTTTGGAGCCCAATCTATCGGAGACTCCATAATCCGTTTTAAGTCCATGATCCCGAAAGCGAAAGGATCATCGTATTCTTCACAAACAATCTCGTCGTGGGCGTGCATAATTACAGTTGCTCCCGCGTCGTCCGCACTTAACAACCCCTCAACTAAAACGTCCCTCGATAGGCCTTGATCCACATTTTCTGTGGTTTTCCCCCCGTAGGTTTTCACTGGCCCCCAGGCCGAACCCTTTCCAATCTTCCCTACACCGTGCCCGATGCCATCGTATATGACGAGTTTTTTCTTATATTCCGACTTATCTGATTTACGATATGCCGTTTCTTCTTGCACCCGTGCCGCGAGGTAGTGCAGCCCGCGCCCAGACGGAAGTTCGATCCGAAGAATTACGCTCCCATCCTTCCTAGCTCTCCGAGAAAAAATAATCGGCCCAACCCGGACTGCGCGGCCAGTCTCAAGAACCTTGATGCAGGCTTTTTCGTATTTGCTCCAGAGTTCGACCACTTCTGGATAGGATTTTCGGAAAGTTTCCCACGCTAAATACGCTTGCTCGGGAGTAAGCTGAACTCCCATGTTGGCGGCATACCCCATCAAACCGGTTAAAACTTCATTGCCATAAGCGTCTTTGACACGGATCGCTTCATAAGTGCCGTCCGGATGTTTAATCACTCCAGGGCCTAAACCGTAGCCGCAGCCAAGTGACCCGGGTTTGGCTATCTGCCGTTGTTCTTCTACTTCTTTATCCTTAGCTTTGTGTTTCCCTTCTACAATCTGAATCATCGTCTGGTATGCACGATTGTAGATTTTGGAAGCAAAGTCTATGTATGCGTCTCGCCCTTCTCTGAACACCCTCGCAATTGCGTCACACCCCGCCAGCCAACCTAAAACTCGGTTCTCAATACTCGACAAATCGCAAACAACCAGTTTCTTGCCTGCGGGAGCTTGGAACGCCGAGCGAACGCACGAAATCACCATACCCATTACGGTTAGAGTCGGATCCCATTTCTTGCATTCGGATTCAACTAAGTCGAGATATGCATCCGTGACCGGCAGCGGGCAATTCTCGATAAACTGCAACGCTTTGTTGTAATTCTTTTCGACCGCTTTGACCGGACGCGGGAGGTTTTGAGCCTGAAAATCTTTACCTGCCCAACGTCCAGTTCTGGCCGCACCCATAAACGCGAACTGATGGCGCAGACGGTCGTCGTCACTGAGCAGGTCCAACAATTTCTCGAATTTCGTATATGAAGTGCGCGATGCCTGCTGACGAAGTTTCAGCGCGGATCGTAAAGTATCGTCTATTCCAGAATCAGGCTGCAGAGCCGCGCGGACAAATTCCTTACCAAGCGACAGAAACGGGAATCCGCGTTGTTGCGCCCAAGGTAAAAACTGAGGCCGAGAGTTAGGGTTTTTGAGTTGCGTGACTTCCTTTAATTTGTGAACAAGCCGTTCCTTGGACTTGAGACACAGTGCAAGAGCTTTCTCCGCGAAGACGCGATTTACAGGAATCCCGCGCTCATTGATTTTTTGATCGAGCAACCACGCGCGACGTTCTTTTTCAGGGAATTTGATTTGCGAAACGATGTTGTAAATCGCCCGTTCCGAAATCACGTCGGCATCGCAATACTCTCCGAACTGTGCCCACTCTTTTGGACGGTCGTGCGGGCCGTGAAATTCCGGTTCCGTGGTACCGAATAGCGTGGCTTTTCCGCCAAGTCTAAAAGGTTTCGAGAAAAGTTCGATCAGCCGCTTACCTTCGGCTTTTTTCAACTCGTCGTAAAGCAAACCGATGGCTGGACCGGCGAGTTCCAGTTTTCCAGGAAGGGACAAATGCCTCGCCAAAACCATGATGTCCACGGCTTGTTCGTGTGGAATTTCGATTCCGAGTACGTGGAGCGAAATTCCGTGCTCGAAGGGCCAATTCCAAGCCAACTTCACGGTATCCGGATCGTGGAGCGCGGCGCACAACTTTGCGGGCATTGGTCCTGTGTGCGGCTCCCAGCGTTCGATAGGACCGTCACCGAAGGCGTAGGACATCATCAGCACTTGAGTTGTGGGGTGCTTGATGTACCGGTCCAAACCGACCACTCTCAGGTCGAGCTCAGATCGGCTTTCGTAGTCGATGAAAAGGAGATTCACTTATTTTTGAGATCGTCTGCTATCGCGAACTGCCATCCCAGAAGAAGGAGGCCAACTTGTCTAATCTCGTCTTTCTGAGAAAACCAAACCGCAACAAAACAGATCAGTGACGCCCAAAAATAGAAACTAAACTTTTTCATGGCTCTCCTGTTCACTGTGTGAATAAGGTTTGCGGGCGCATTTTTCGCACGCGGGAAAGTACTGCTTTGATCCCCCGTCTTCTCGGCGGGCATATTGAGCGTTCTCGGCACCACAGAAATAGCAGGTATCTTCCATGCAGAAATAATAGCACAAATAAGATGAAAAAACAAGATTGACATTTAGAATCTTTAGTGCTAGGCTTGTTCGTGGAGGATTGAATGGAAGAGAACAAGCATATTACATTGAACCGCAAAGTCGCGGCGTACTACCGACCTTTTGAACACGAGCCGAATATGGTGGTCGTTTTTGAACTCAGTTCGGGTCTGCAAATCGGAAACTACGACCGGGAAACGTTCGAGAAGAACCTGAAAAACGGGATTTTCTACGAAGTTTCGGGAATCGAAGTCACAAAGAAGGAGACCCCGAGTGAGTGAAGAACTGGCACCAGTGGTTCAGTCAGTGAAGTTCAGCCCGACGACGGGGGAGCTTTTTGGAGCATTGGCGTCGGCGACTCAGGAATACACGCCGATCAAGAAGGACAAGACGAACCCGCACACCAGCTCAAAATACGCAGATTTGCAGAACGTTGTGGCGGCCACCCAACCGGCGCTCGCAAAGCACGGTTTGGCCGTAATTCAGCTACCTATCGTGCGGGATCGGTTGGCCGGGGTGGTATCGCGGTTGGCCCACAAATCCGGGGAGTTCGCGGAAGTTGAGTTATTGCTACCCACGGGGATGCCCGGACGCGCGGACAAGTTCGACGCTCAGAGTATCGGTTCGGCTATCACCTATGCCCGCCGTTATGCCTACGGCCCTCAAGTCGGCGCAGTAGCCGAAGAAGATGACGACGGAAACGCGGCAGCCGAGTCTCAACGTGAGAATCAGGGTGCTTCACAAAGTGAAGTACGGCGTCCGAAACCCCCCAAGATGGACACAGCTCCAGCGAAGCAAGGGGAGTCCAAACCTGCTGCTAAACCTATCCAGAACGCGCCCCCAGCCGATTCTAGCCCCGATCCGGCACCGGTTAAGGATAACGGCATACCCAAGGCCCAAATCCCTGCCAGCGCCCCTGTAGCCAGTTCTGGGGATGTTCCAGACAAGTCCGTATTCGACCAGTACACCGCTCGGGCCGTGAACCTGAAAATCCCACTCGAAAAAGCAGGACTCCGGGCATCCAAGGGTCTCCAAGTAGGCGCGAAACTAAAGCAGTTCCTTTTGTCTACAGTAAACAGGAAAGAATTAACAGAACTAACTGTAGCCGAATGGGAAGGCTTTTTTGCTAAGTACGAACCCTTGGTCCAAACCGAACCCCAGAACGTGGTCGAACTTATTGAAGGAGGAGTGAAGTGAATTCTGTCAGTTTAATTGGCCGTCTTGGTAAGGACCCCGAAGTTCGCAACACGACCTCGGGCAAAACCGTAGCTAACTTCACCATCGCCGTGGATTTTGGCTACGGGGACCGTAAAACAACTTCTTGGATCCCGGTCCAAGCGTGGGAAAAAACCGCCGAGATCGTCCAGAAATACACCGCTAAGGGGTCACAGGTAGCCGTTACCGGGCGGCTGCAACAACGTAGCTGGGAAGACCGCGATGGAAACACCCGCTCGGTTCTGGAAGTCGTGGCCGATAAGGTGGACCTTCTCAGTAAGGTTGAGAGAAGCACTTCACAAAGTGAATTCGATGAAACACCAAGTGACGATGATCCGCCTTTTTAGTCTGTTTCCAGTAAAAAAGAAACCAAAGTTAAAAATAGAACGTGAACACCTTCGAGAAACCCTGTCCTACCAGGAAAGAATAAACCGTGGCTGGACAGGGAACCCGAAGCTTTGGGGCGGGAAGGCGAAATTAGTGGAGGAGAAACGAGTATGAAAGATTTTCTCGTACACGTCGAAGCAGAAGACTATATCAGTGTAGAAGCTGAAACCGAAGATGAAGCAATTGAAAAAGCGCTCGATATAGCTTCGCAAAACTCAATGGATTTCAAAGCCGACGTTATGCACGCCCGAGAGATAGATTGAATCTCAACAAAGAACAACTTGAAGCCATAACAACGCGAACGGGCTACTGGTGCCTACAAGCTACGGCGGGCAGCGGGAAAACGACCGTGTTGGAACAACGAACCCGTCAGATTCTGGACGAGGGGTGCCCGCAAGACGAACTACTCGTTCTGAGTTTCACTCGGGAAGCGGCTGAAAACCTAGTGCGCCGTCTCAAACTCGATCCCGATAAGAGCATCAGAGGCGGGTTCCGAACGTTCCACTCTTTCTGCCTCAACTTGATTAAAAAAGAAGCTCGGTTTCTGCCTTACGGCCTATCTTCGGAACCTTTTCCAGACGGACCAGTTCTATACAAACTACTTCTCCAAGCCATGAAAGAGAATGGCGTCCGCCGAAAACAATTTGACGAAGTGAAAGCAGCGATTTCGCAGTGGAAGCGACTAAGAATTTCTCCCGCACAAGCGCAAGATGACCCTTTGAACGATCCGCTATATGCCGCCGTTTTTGAAAAATACGAGTCACTGCTGCATGACGGCGGGATGCTCGATTTCGATGATTTTATTGCGCGATCTGTGGACATTTTGGAAAAGAGCGCGGAAGTCCGAGACCGTTGGCAGATAAAATTCTGCATGGTTGATGAGTTTCAAGATACAGACGAGTTACAGGTTCGGTTGCTCCAACTAATCACCGAACGTCATAAAAATCTCTTCGTTGTCGGGGATTTTTCACAATGCATTTACGCATTTAGAGGGTCGCATCCGCACATTCTTTTGGACTTCGCGAAGCATTTTCCAGGAGCTACGACCCTGATTTTACCGGAAAACTTTCGCAGCCAGAAAAACGTGGTGGAGTTCTCACGCCTAAACGCGCCGATTCAAAACGAACTAACTAAAAACATTCGCACCAGCAATCCGGTCGGTCCCGAGATCGAGTTCCGGATGTATCCAAACAGCGCCGAAGAAGCCGAAGCAACTTTATCAGTGGCCGCAACGGACGCGGGGAATTCTGCAATTTTAGCCCGCACTAACGATCAGATTGGGATTTACGAATCCCTAGCTCTCTCCCACAACATTCGTTTTCAGTTGCTCGGGAAATCCGGGCTCTGGACAAAACCGGAAATAAACTCGCTCACAAGTCTCGCGGCGTTCTGCATGGGAAATCAGACGCCCGAGAAGTACCCCCAGAAATTAGTAGAACCATATCGCCGCGCGATCCGCTCGCAGCCACCAGAAAAGGCTCTCGACATGATTGTGCGGCACGCCAAACTGGACGAACTCTACAGCAACGATGATTTTTCAGATGACGAGAATTTTGCACTGACCAACATCAAAACGGTGATCGGAATAGCCAAAAAATTCAGTTCACTCGGTGAATTCCTAAACCATGCCCGCAAAGCTGCCCACGCCTCACGTAAGAATAAAAATGCACTAACGCTGTGCACAATTCACTCTGCGAAGGGCCTTGAATGGTCTAACGTATTCGTAATCGGAGTAGAGAACGGATTACTGCCACACAAAAAAGGGGACTTAGCCGAGGAGTCCAGAATTTGGTACGTAGCCATTACTAGGCCAAAAACCCGTCTTCGGATTTCTTTCGCAGGGTCCCCAAGTCAATTCGTGGAACCACACCTAACACCAGAAATTAAAGCACAACTAACGAAAGGATCGGAGCAAGTGGAAAAACTACAACGACAGATGGTGATGTTCCAGTGAAATCGTATCCGCTAGTGGAGTGGTACTCAGAGCGTATCGGACCAATTTTGATTATTGAGCATAAGTGCGGCGTTTTTCATACCGGCCAAACTCAAGGAATGGCGTGCAACCACCCCGAGATCGAGGGTGTGGCAATACCGCTATCAGATTTCGGGAACACTACATGGATGGATCTGCCATCTACATGCCCGGACGGGTGTTGCCAAAAAGGGCTGTCCCTCGAAACTTACGAGAAACTACAGAAAGTGTGGCCAACGCAAGAGTATGAAACATATTACATCGCGTTGGACTATCTTCGCATGGGTGAGGGGGAAGAGGCCTTAATTCCAGTTATTATCCAACCTGGGAAAAGGAAATTGCGAGATTTCGAGATCGCTCCGCTTACGAATTGGGTTATCGGAAAGAGGGGTTTTATTTTAACACAGGACAATTGCGACTAATGATTAAATCTATCTACATAATCGGTTCTCTCCGCAACCCTGAAGTAGTTCAGTTTGCGAACGAACTTGAGCTGCAAGGTTTTGAAGCCTTCGCGGACTGGCAATCTCCCGGACCAGACGCGGACGATTTCTTACGGGATTATTCCAAGGCTCGGGGACGGGATTACAAACAAACCCTTCAGAGCCACGCTGCCCGCCATATTTTTGAGTTCGATCTACACCACATCAAACGCTGTGACGCGGCCATCATGCTCATGCCCGCAGGGAAGAGTGGACACCTCGAATTAGGCTACGTGCGCGGTCTCGGTAAACCTGGATACATTTTGTTCGATAAAGAACCCGAGCGGGTGGACGTGATGTACCAGTTCGCGACGGATATCTTTTTCAAAAAAGAAGAACTTTTCGCGGAATTGAAAAATGAACGGAACGTGATTCGCGCGAAAAAAGTGTGCGCCTGCACGGAAACAAAACGCGTCTGCTACAAACTTATAAGTGGAGAAAATATTAGGTATTGTCTTAGGTGCATGGGGGACTTGCCCGCGTGAAAATAATCAGCCCTAGTTTCGAGTTCCTAGACCCTGGTGATAATGAGGGTGGAATCGCGCTCTTGAAAAAGATCGAGCATTTTGCCCGGATCTCGCACCGCTCCGAAGATGCCCAGACGGAAGATTCTTGGAAACGGTTCATCCACGCGGTCGTGCTAACTAAGGGCGATTGGAGCGTCACAGAGCACGCATCCGCCAGCGTAATTATCCGCACGGATCGGGGCATCACCCATGAAATCGTGCGCCACCGGCATTTTTCGTTCACCCAGGAATCGACTCGGTTCGTGAACTACGGGAAACGGGAAATCGAATTCGTGGAACCAACCTGGAACATGGAATCCGTGAAGATTGGCCACCCAAGGTACGACTGGGAGCACACCATGTTCACAAGTGAACAGACTTATCTGGACCTTTTGAAAAACGGCCAACCCCCGCAAGCCGCGCGGTCGGTTCTGCCTACTTGCACTGCAGCCACAATCGCGATGAGTGGGAATTTAAGAGCATGGCGTTGGTTTTTTCTGATGAGGACCACAAAGGAAACTCACCCCGACATGAAGAAAATTTCTATCCCGATGCTCAAAGAATTCAAGGAACGAATCCCTATTCTTTACGATGACATTGAACCAGATCAAAAACAGTCTATTTCACTATCGAGGCCGAGTTGATGAGTAAAAAGTATTTGTACATAAATTCTAAGGGTTCTGAGGTCTGGTCGCATTCGTTTTCAGCGGGTGAAGTCTACCGGTTCTGTCCGCAGAAATATAAGTTGCAGAAAATCAACGGCTGGAACGAAAAAGAAACCAGCGCGGCGCGACTGTTCGGAATGGATCTCGAAGCGGCCATCCGTTTCTACCACGAGAACGAAAAAGACCTTGGGCAAACAGTTCAGTATTTTCGGGACCGTTGGGACCACGCTAAGGAACTTGCGATTGCGCCCCAGTTCTCTAATGAAACGCTCGCCTATCTCAAAAATGCGGGGTTGAGAAGTTTCCGGCCAGGATTTGGGGTGAAGTACACCCAAACCGAAGGAAGCTGGAGTGCGCTGCGGGCGAGCGGGGAAGAAATGCTTCGGCTTTACCATGTCCGCCACAAAACATGGCCGATTGATCTATCTAGCCCTCGATTCCAGGAACTGGTTAGAAAGAATCGAGCGTTCCAGCTTAAATACAGCAAGGAGCTGTTTCCAGGCACCGAATGGGCCGGTGTGGAGTTTGTAGCCTACATTGACCTGATCGCCCCGTATGCAGCCGCTGTGAGCGGTCTAGCAGGGGTTGACATCAAGACCGCGAGCGTAGGTTTGGACACTACACCTGGAATTTTAGCTCTGGACCAGCAGCTACGCACTTACGCATGGGCGACCGCGATTCCGGACTGGTTTTTCAAATGGTTCCAGAAAGTCGGGCGCACTCTGGAAAAAGGGTCCCGAATTTCACTCCTGGAAGATGCGGGCAAATTCTGGGCGGGGTCCGAGGCTGTAGTAATCAAGTTCCAAGCGGAGAAGGAAGCCGAACCTGCCGATCCGTTCAAGCCGAAGTCCAAACCTAAAGAAGCGGTTCCGGAAGAAGTTTGGATTGTCGAAAATGATTCGATCATCGAACAGATGGAAAAAAGCTGCGGGACCGGCCAAACCAACGCAGAAAAAGACGCCCGGAACCTGTTCATCCGGGAAAACGCAACACTGGTTCCGAAGAGTTCACTAACTAAACAGCGGATCCAGTTCGTCCACGCCCACATCGGACTGGCCGAACAAGCCGAAGCCGCGCAACTGGTAAAAAGAGACGTGGCCGCGATTCTTGACTCCAACGAAGAGAATTTCTGGCCCCAAGTCGGCTCGATCCGAGGAATGGACAAAAAATGTCTGAACTGCCAGATGCGCGGCCTGTGTTTGAACAATAATGATCTACGAGATAAGTTGATTTTTAGAACAGACGATGAGTGGGACAATCAGGAGGATTGAAAAAATCCACTAAACATGGTATAATAACCAAAATGAAACAGTGTGAACATAAATGCACCCTTTGCAACGGTTCTGGATGGATTGACTTCCCTTCTGTGTGGGTATTATTGAAGTGCGCTCGGTGTTTTGGTTCAGGGAAAATTAAAAGTGGCTATCGGGCCTAGATTAAGATTTTTGGTTTTCAAAAGGGATAATTACACCTGCCAATACTGTGGCCGGAAAGCCCCGGAGGTTCGTCTTCATTTAGATCATGTTCAGGCCCGATCTAAAGGCGGGAAAGACGAAGAAGAAAACCTTATAACTTCCTGCAAGGACTGTAATCTAGGCAAGGGGGTGTTGGAGGTAGTCGAGTGCCCCGATCACAGCCACGGCGCGGAATGCCCAGAATGCTTTAAGTTGAGTAGTGACGCCCGTCAAGCGGCGCAAGAACACTATATCAACATGGTGCAATGTAACTTTAACAACCTGATCGCCTCTCGGATTAACTCAGCCAAGCGCACCCTTGAAGAGTTAAAGACAGAATTCGATCCCATTTCTTATGAAAGAGAGATCGGGAAGATTGCAGTTCTGGAGGATCTTATAGATATAGCATGGAGTGGTTGGTTCTCCTTCAAAAGTCAGCTAATCCTCATTAACTGGGCGGAAGAAGAAGCTGAAAAAGAGGCAGACGCCTATGCCTAAAAGGGTGGTGGATGGGGATGCGTTGTGGCTGTCCGATAAAGTTAAGAAGTTACCCGAAACGTATCGGATGCACTATGCCAACTGGCTGCCACTGGCTGAGGCAAACGGGGTCTTCGAGGCCGATCCAGACCGCATTTTCACGAAGGTCTACTCGTTTTTGTGCCCTGCGATGCCCAAGCGACGGGTTAAGGAACTGCTAGACCTTATGGTTCAGGCGGGTTTAGTTCAAGTCTGGGAGGCTGAAGGAAAGACTTGGGGATATTTTATCGGAATCGAAAAAGAAGGTAGGTTGCCTTCTACCAAGCACTTAGCACGGTACAAGAATCTGCCCCCGAACCCGCCTTCAGAATTGTTCATGGGAGAAAGACAGGATTTATCCCGGACTGATCCGGGATAGTCCGGGACGAGTCCCCACTGGTTTGGTATTGGTTTGGTATTGGTTTGGTATTGGATAGGTTTGGTGTTGGTTAGGAGCGCGAGCGCAATGCTGATTAAAGATTTGGAACGTATCGCAGCCAAGGAATTAAAGAATACGAGAGGGGTGCATCCGCAGTACAAGGATCGACTGAAGCTCGTGGAAGCCGCGTATGGGACGGAGGCGGTCAGAGCAGACTTTTTAGATTGGGCGGTTTCAGTCAAAGAACGAGGGTTTGCTTACCCAATTTCCGAATATTTAAAAGTTGTAGATAGCCGGTTCCGGACAAACACCGTTCCAGGAGGGGTTGCCGAAGAACAGGACAATCCACAAATCGTTCGACTCTCTTCGCAGGCGTTTACTCTGACGGGCCGCGTGCCTATCCGAGCAGACGTTATCAAGAACCTACAGAGTTTTTCTGGAGACGATCTGTTCGACGCTTTTGCGGAGTATGTGGGTGGGTTGGAAGAACGTGAATTGAAATACGCAACCCGGAATTTCTACTCCGATGGCGGCGCGGAAGTTGTGATCGGTGTAAGAACGAAAGCGGCGGCGTCAAGGATACCCGATCAAGTTGTAGAGAGTGTTATGGCCGAAAATAATGCCGTCGCAACTGAAAACGTTCAAAAAGAACTGACTCGTATCGCTAAAGAGAAAGAATTCGAGGAAGCACATAGGTACGAAATATGATCTACTGTGAAGAGTGGCTAGAGTGGAGTTTTGAGAATATTGTGGCGCTCCCGTTAAAACTGACCGGGGATTCTCGGTTTCGGCTTGTAAGAGTTTTAGGGTTACTGGGGATGGTTCCCTGGTATCCCGTTGCCGGGGCTGGGCTGTTGTTTGTGTGCGCTCCTTTGCTGATTGGCTGCATTTTTGAGGGTGCTTGGAAAAACGAACTGTGATCCCCAGTAAACAAATCGAATCCTTAAAGCGCGAGCGCGGCCTAGTCTCCTTGGTCCAAGAGTTCGTCCCGAGCCTGGAACAACAAGGCGCGGAGTTCAAGGGAAATTGTCCGCTCCACTCCGAGAAAACGCCGAGTTTCACGATCCGTCAGGAAGACGATGGGGTTCTGATGGCGCACTGTTTCGGCTGCCAGTTTTCGGGAAATTTAATCCAAGTCATTCAGAAAGCGAACAACTTGAGTTGGCCGCAAGCCGTGGAGAAGTGCCAGCAATTTCTAGGGTGGAGAGAAGGCAGTGAAAAGGTTGAAAAGACTTTTAAGAGCATCGCTAAAAAGGAAGAAGCGGTTACTATTCCGGTTGAACAACTCCTGCCCGCTGAAAAAGCCCTTGAAAACACACCCGCTGCACTACAATGGCTCGCTGGACGAGGAATCAGTCTCGAAACTGCAAAAAAGTTTAGGCTTGGGTTTGTCCAGTCAGCTAAAGCGGTAAATCCGCACCACATCTGGGTTGACCAAGGTTGGATTGTTTTTCCCACCATCGACGGCGACCAAATCACGGCACTGAAGTATCGCTCGATTCAAGGCAAGAAACACCCCGAAACCGGTGAAGAAGGGTTTCTGTACAAAAAGGGAATGAAACCCTCTTTGTTCAATCTTCGGAGCGTGGACCCTTTCTCGGACGTGTTCGTGGTCGAAGGCGAACCGGACGCGATGGTTCTGACCCAGGCCGGGTTTACCGCCGTGGCTTACCCGAGCGCCAGCTACAACCCGACTGCCGACGAAAAAGACAAACTGCTGGCTGCGAACCGGATCTTCCTAGCAGGGGACTCGGACGTTCCAGGTCAGACAGCAATGACAAAACTCTGGAACGAGCTACGGGAGAGGACTTTTAAGGTCGATTGGCCTCTCGGCATGAAGGATGCCAATGAAACCTTCCTACGGGGCGCTAATAGCGATCTAGGGGTATTTAAAGCGACGGTCGAGACCGCAATGGCGCGTGGGTTGGAGCAACCCATGCCGTTTATGTTCGATATTCGGGAGTCATTCCGGCAGGCGGACTCCACTAAGCCGATGGAGCGGGCCGACCGGTTACGGTTCCCTTGGCCACAAGTGGACGGCTGGACTTCTATCGTACCAGGGGATGTGGTTGCTATATCCGCGACCGAGACCGGGGCAGGGAAGACCTCTTGGTTGATGAATGTACTGCTCTACAACGCCGTAAAGTTTGGCCGGATCCCCGCGAACTACTCCGGTGAAGTTCTCCCGCCACAGTACGCACGCCGAGCGGCAGCTTACTTACTGAACAAACCCAAAGACGACATTGCAAAGGAAGATTTCGACGCAGCCGCTGCGCTGATGGGGGATTCCCGATTTTACGTTGGCTACAAACCGGGCGCGAACTGGAAAGAAGTTGTTGAACTTCTGATCTGGGCGAAACGCCGGTTAGGTGCGGACATCGTGGTGATCGACCACTTGCACTTTCTGACCCGTAACGAGCGCGACGAAAACAAAGCCCAAGCGGACGCTATGCGAATGATTAAGGACATGGCGCTCGATTACAACGTGATCGCTATCGTGGTTGGCCAGCCGCGCAAAGCATTGCCGCAGCACCGGGGACGGCAGATGGTGACTCAGGATTTGAAGGGCTCCGAAGCGTTCGGTTCCGATGCCAGCCAAGTTTTTCTGCTGCACCGGGATCGTAAAAGCACAGGCGAAGACGCGAACGTTCCGATTTTTGATCCAGTCACAACGGTCAAGCTGGACAAATCCCGAGAATCAGAACCCAGAGCAACAAAGCTTTATTTTGACGGTGCCCGATGCACTTTTGGTTTATTGGAAAGGAAATATGACGAATACAGCGACTAAAATTCTAGGCAGTTACCTTGTCTCTCTGACCCGCGTTCGGGATGGCGTCACGGTGGTTTGGAAGGAAGATTTCGATGTTCACGCCGACTCTGATGTGTGGTTTAAGGAGCCGAATAGCTGGAAAGAAACGACCCGGTTTCTCTGGGAAGACGGGAACTATTCCTGCAACTGTAACCGGTTTCTCTTTTTTGAACGGGCACTCGGAAAAACTGAGGCTGAGATTGATGCATTAGACCCGAGCAAAGAAGAAAGCTATGGCGATTGCGGAAAATATGAAAAGTATCGCTGCAACTGGATAAAAGATGCACACAGTGACGAAATGATCTACAGAGGTGAAGAATGTTCGGACTTGAACTAGATGACGACATCGAATGGGACGAAGGAAGACCGATCTGTGACGAATGCGGGGGTTTGATGTACCCGTTTGTGAATCCTTTGAACCGAAAGAGCGGCTGGGAGTGCGATGAGTGTGGATGGAGTTTTAATAAGGAGGATTTGGAATGAGCACGGAATTGAGTACTTCACAAAGTGAACCGACTTTTTATGGACCGGGATTGACAAAAATCCTAGAAACCGAGGCAATTACTATTTTCGACCAAATTGACGATCTGATCCAAAAACTGCTGGCCGCCGAGGACAAGTTGGAGCACGGCTACGCCAAGCTCGGGTTGCTTCTGACCGAGGTGAGCGAAAAAGAACTCTGGCGCGAAGCAGGCTTTCCGAGCTGGAGCAAATACATGGAGTCCCTGCAGGCGAAGTACCATCGGGGCAAGACCCAGCTCTGGCGGTATTTTTCGAGTGTCCGCGAAATGCGGCCATACTTAAAAGAAGAACAAATGAACCAAATGGGGATTTCTAAACTGGATGTGCTTAAAAAAGCAACCCAGCAACTCGGATTCCCGCCAAATAGCGAAGTAATCAAGGAAGCATTGGACCCGACAAAGACGGTTTCTGATGTACGGAAGTCCGTAGCACAAAATCATAACTTGACACAGGAAGAACAAAGTGGTACTTGGTATGAACTATCAGGGTTCTTTGTAACGAACGAAGAACGCCAAGTAATAAACGGGGCTTTTAGCGCAGCACTAAGAACCGACCCCGTGGTTGAAAAAGGCGTCAAAGAATCCGTGAGAACCAAGGAAGCGTTGCTGAGACTCAGCATGGAATACTTGGCCACGCACCAAGAGGAGGAGTGATGTACGAAGAAATCAACAAGTTCAATAAATGGCGGAACGACGAAGAAGAAATTCATCGCGCTAAAATCCGAGCCGCCCAGAAACGATTGCTCGAATCCCACTATGCGGTGGCTAAGGCGCTCGACCCTTCCGTTCTGGTTCTCAGTAAATATGACAAACAACTTCTGAAAGGGATGCGGATCGCAGCATGAAACCACAGGCTTCGATCACCGTCGCGCAACTTCGCAAAAGCTTGAAAAAGTATCACGGCAACATGCAAGTGTGGGTTGCTGGTGAACCAATCAAGGCGGTGCGTATTACGGCCATTGACGAGCGCTTTCCGCCAACATGCGTGGTTCGGTTGATTCGTCAAAGCGAAAGGCGAGCGTAAACATGAGCCAAGTCCTGGTGGAACTCCGTTTCGGCAAACCATATACAATCTTTAAAACGGAGAAATCCGTACCACTAAACGTGGAAGTAATCCTGATGGAAAAAGCAGACGCAGTAAGATCCATCAGAGATGACATTTGGTTTCGCCAAGATGGTGAGTGTTTCCGGTGCGGGGAAATAATCACGAAACCGGGGTTTCACATGCACGAGCGGGTTCATCGCGGACGCGGCGGTCTGTATTCCTTAGATAACAGCATCGGACTTTGCTATGCCTGCCATTTAGGTAAAAGAAGCGTCCATCCTGAGAAACAACTTCGGTTCGGTGAAACAGTGGAGGTGGTGGTATGAGCCGATTTCTGGAGTGGAAGAACGAAAACATCGAAGTCTGTGATGAGTTTCTTTTTTGGTACAAGCGATTCGATCCGGACGGTTGGGATTCTGAATACTCAGGAACTATCTATGCACTATTCAAAGCGTGGGAGGCGGGCCGCGCCGCAGGTTGGGAGGACGGAAGACCATGAGCCAATTCCGGTTCACAAGTGAATGCACGGATCAATGCGAATTAAAAATCGAACCCGTCCCTGGTTCCAAACGCTGGCCGCGAAGACTCTCTTGCCCGACCCACGGCCACCCTTTTGAAAAACACTCCAAGTTCGTTACCTCACAAAGTGAACTGGAAAAACCAAATAATTACACGACCGAGGTAGCCTCGCCAGCAGACGTGATTGAAATAGGTGGAAAGGAAGTTTCTCTTTATTAGAAAACTAACATCTTCGCGAAAAGGTCGTACACCGTGGAACAAGATCACGCTAACTGGGAAAAAGATAAACAACCTCGAAATTCTGGAGGAATTTAAAGACCCACGAGGTCGCTATTTAGTGAAATGTCGGTGTGTTTGTGGGAAAGAGAGAACCTTTTGGAGAATGATAATGTTGAAGCCAACCGCGCCGATTAGTTGCGGATGTATGGCAAACCGAAAATGGCAAACGACCGCCGCAGGGAGAGAAAAACTGAGACAACTGCGCAGTCTGCCTCCTGGCGAAGCGTCAAAAAATGCGGTATATAAAGTTTACCAAACAACCGCAAAAAGACGTGGGTTAGAGTGGCACATCGAAAAGGACATTTTTCTAGCCCTTACGCAGAAACCTTGCGTGTATTGCGGTGGGAGGCCGCGCAGCGTGTATTCCTATGCCCGCCGTGGTATTAAGAATTCAGAATTCTGGTACAACGGCTTGGATCGAGTAGACAGTTCAAAGCACTATACACTCGATAACGTAGTTCCGTGCTGTACCGTTTGCAATCGAGCAAAGTCCAATTTAACGGTGGCCGATTTTTATGACTGGATCGCACAACTAACCGCGTATCAGAAGGCGGCAGCATGAGTTTGCGCCCGTCGCTCGTTCACGCTTGTACCGATCAACAGAAGGTGCTCCGATTTGTCCAGCCCTGGCTCGAAGACGGTCATCTCACTAAGGAAGATTTCAACAAACTCTGGAAAGACGCCGCCAAGGTTCTAGGGGAGACTCGCAAACCAAACTGCCGGTGTAGTTACCGCGTGACCACCGACGAAGCCGAAATTCTGGTGAAACATGGTATCGCGGACTATCTGATTACGGAGTGGCGGTTCAATGAAGAAAAGAAACGATTCTTCCCCGCCCCGAACCCGAACCTAGTATGGGGCGGCAAACAGGCGGAAGACCTGGGGTTGGTTCGATCTTCCAAGGCCCAGAAAACGCCGCGCGTGATGACCATCGAAAAGGCCAATATTCAAAGGGCGTATCTGGACGGCCAACAAGACGAGATTGACCGTATCGAGATTTGGGGCGACCTCGCTCGGGGCGTCATTCGGGATTTGACCGTAACCGTGGAACATATCCATGACCCAACCGAAGGCAAACCAGTAATCAGTGTTCCGTTCGGATGGGACCCGAGAACTAGATATACAAAATAGTTTTACAGGAGAAAAAATGAAAATAACAATCGAACAAATCAATAACGGATACATCATCGAAACCGAAACAGTAAAGTGGCATGAATCTGAATTTTTAAAAGTTCTAACCACGCTGCAGGGGAAAATGGGGAAACACATCCTACCTGTTCTTCGGACGGAGGACAAACTGGGTCTAACAGGAGTTTCTTTTGGGGAACTGCCAAGACAAGAGGTTATAGACGCGCACAGTGACCAACCAAAACGGCGCAGTAAAACTCCAAAAGCACGTCGAAATCGAATACATTCAGAATTATCAAACAAAATAGCACTTGACAGGACTATTTAAGCTCTGTTAGTGTGTGAACTGTTCGGCACCAAAGGCACACACAACCGCCTACTAGCTGAACAGGAGAATAGCAATGGCAACGACAAATACAATCACCACATCTGAATCAAAGACCCGCGTAACTATCCCAGCTCCAAAATTCCAGAATGGAATGTTTGAAGTTAAAGGGATCGCTCCGCTGGTGATCCACCGCATGAGCCAAAAGCTCAAAGAACAGTTCAAACAGAAGATGGAAACAGGAAAGGCTGCCGGTAGCAAGAAAAATCGGGAAGCAAAAGATACGAACGAGATTTACAACGAAGCCCGATACATCTCGGAAGAAGGATGGGATGGGTTCCACGCGGCATCCGTTCGCAACGCCATGATTTCAGCTTGCCGTTTAGTGAACTTCAAAATGACATTGGCCAAGCTCTCGATTTTCGTGCTGGCGGACGGTCGGGACGCCAAAGAACCGCAAATCCCGCTCATCAGGATTTATGGGAAGCCGACGAAGCAGGAAGATGTTGCCCGTGTTGAAACCGGTCAGCCGTATCTGTGTGTTCGGCCCGCATATTACGATTGGTCCGCGAAAATTAAAATCCGTTGGGATGGCGACCAATTCACGGCAGCAGATATTTCCAACCTTCTGATGCGCGTGGGCCAGCAAGTCGGAATCGGCGAAGGCCGACCCGACAGCAAGAACTCCGCTGGCATGGGCTGGGGTTTGTTTGAATTGAAGTAACTTGGAGATAAATCTTGAGCATTCCTCAGTCAGTTAACTACATTTTGAAAAACGCTCGGAATTCGGACGAGGCTGCAATCAAACTCGTCCGAAAATTCTGGGATGATCTTTCGCTCTCAGACTCGGATATAAAAACGCTGGCCCAACAAGCACTTGCGAGCCATCTTAGCTCTGTGATGGTTGGAAAACGTCGTCCCGAGCCAGAAAGCAGAGTTGAGAGAATACCAGCAAGATCCTACACAGAGCCAATAGCTTCATATACAGGATCTATATCCATCGAGCGCCCAAAAGAAGAGACGATTGACATCGAGATCAGCGTGCTCCACGCCAGTTACGATATCAATGGCCGGAGAAAAAAATTCATCACTTTCACAGTATTCGACCTAAACTACACCATCAACCGTTACGAACAACAGATCGAAGGACACCGCCGACATCTCCAGGTTATGGAGTATGCGAAAGAACGGCTAACCAAACTAGGAAAGAAATCCATATCGGAATTGGCGCGGGGGGAGCAAACCATTCTTGCCCGCAAACTTCAAGCCGCTGTTGACGGAAGAACCGCCGCAGCGGCATAATCTCAACTTTCTCCACACGGTGGAGCTGGGCGTGGAATTGTAATGCAGGCGAGGAGCGGCATGACCCGAACAGGTCCGGAACAGTAGGGCAGGCTAGGGAAGGCCGGGTACGATGCGGTGTGATACAGCAAGGCGAAGCAGGCTAGGGACGGTCTGGTCTGGCCGAGCGAGCCGAGGTTTAGTGAGGTAGCGCAGGCGAGGAGAGGCGTGACATAGTGCGGTTGATCGCGGTCAGGCGAGGCAATGCAGGTGAGGAAAGGTACGACATAGCATAGTTCGACTAGGCGGGGCACGGCAGGCAAGGCGGGGCGGGGTGAGCAGAGGTCGGGTCTAGCGCGGACTGGATTGGAACCGAACCGCTAAAAAGCGGGGCCTAAAAACCCCGCTTGTTTTTTCTGTTAGCTGGCTTAACGGGAAATAAATGAATTAAATAGTGTTGACAAATAACAGAATCAATGATAGTATTAAATCATGGCACACTGGATAGCAATATCGTTCATACTCGGGGCGCTTACAACTCTGTTCCTTGTTTCTGTTAAGGAAGCATGGAGCGCGATTAAAAGCATTTTCTGGTATCTGGAAGATCGTCCGTGCCGGGTCTTCATTTTCTTCATAGGACTGATTTCCGCGTATGCCGCCAAAATTCAGAATCCGTGGCCTGTACCGCTTGCTGCAGCGTTTTTGTTCCTGATTATAGCTACATGCGCGGCGAACGATTAAATATGCCCGTCACACGTCAAAAACTGAGCTTCTGGTTATTCGTATTCGGGGTTCTGCTGATTATGCTGACCGGCGCACTGTTGGTCGCGCTGCACTCGGATGCCATGGCCGCGTTTAAAGCAGTGTCTTGCTGTGGTAGTTCAGTTTGTGAACAACAAGGGCGTCACGTCGCCCGCAAGAAAACCGAGACACCTTTTCCGGAAGAAGACTGGGCTAAGTGGTACGCCGGGTACAACGAACAATATTTTCTGAACCAGTTGCCTGCAAACACCGAAGTTCACTGGGCGGATTTAACGCCGCTGCACAACATGGGTTACACCATAAAGCACGAGAATCGGTACGAAATTTTAATTGACCGAGACACCCACCCGACAGGGAAACAGGCGCGGCAGACACTCCTTCACGAGCAATGCCATTTAGCCACTTGGGATAAAAGTCTCGAAGACGGTCTGGAATTTCAAAAGTGCATGGTGAACTTAGCGGTCCACGGTGCCTTTGAGGGTTTGTGGTGATTTCGTCATTGTTAGGTTGGCTGCCAATTTTCGTGCTGGTGTTTGTACTTTGGAAAATTCTTAACGACGACGAACTAGGCCCAGGATCAGGGAGGCCCGCATGAGAGCGGATTACGAAGACGCGGAAGTATTATATGAACTATTAAAAGTCAAGTACGAAGGACTGGAAGCAGCTCTCCAGATTTCCCGAGAATCGGAACTGCAAACCAAGGAACGGCTTAGTTCAGTTAGTGAACAACTCATGGAAGCAAACGCCGAGATTCGCCGCCTGAACGACCAGCTCACTGATCTACTCGTAGAAAAGGAGAAGCAGAGTGGACAATTGGAACAGCTACAGTTGGGAACCCAAGGAAACGGATGAACAGGGAGAAACTTCTATTCGAGTGCTGCCGCCGTCTATTAGCACAGATCGAAACCGAGCAGGCGCTGCGGGTGAATTTGTTGAGTCTTTGGATGAAAGGGGAGTACGAAGCCAAGACAAGCTCGGCCCTTCCAACCAATGAAGAAGTTGAAGTACGAATCTCCGAACTAAAGGAGGAAATCGAACGCAACTTGACCAATCACAATACGGGTAGTGGAATTTTTTGAAAAACAGCATAACCGCCCCGCCTCTCGGCTGGCACTTTGAGGCGGGGTACTAAAAAAAGGAAACATGAAAGAATTCATTTTAGCACTGGTATGGCTATCATTCGGCGCGGCGGTGTGCATAGGACTCATTCACAGCGGCCACTGGATTACGGGAAGTATTCTGGCCGTGATTTTTCTCAGCGGGGTGAAAATAAAATCGGAATGAGCGAACGCACGAAGTCAATCATCGCATTTTTCGGAATTCTGACCGGCTACATATTACTGGTCGCCTGGAACGTGAAGTGAGCGTAACAGTTTACTGGCGACCGGTGGACCCGCAAAAACACTACTTGGAAGCAGCAACATCTTCTTTCATTAGTGCTCTGGGACGCGCGTTTGGGCCAATACCTGTAAAGTTGAGTGTATCCCAAATCCCTAAACTGGAGGGAATGGCCACTATGTATGAGTACAAGCCAAATCCTTACGAAAATTTAATAAACAAAATTCACGAGTTCGGGCAAGTCGAAGTCTGGGGTGAATATTGAGCGAAATTCAAAGATTAGTCCAAGAAGCCATGCTAGTCACCGAACTAGTGGACAAAAAAGCCGACACACAAAAGTACGGCAGTTTTTCAGATCGAAACCCGACACTAGGCAAAATGCGTAAATGCAAACTGTGCGGGATCCGTGAAAGAGAAGGAGAGCACCAGTGCAGAGCGAAGTTAAAGACCCTCTCATCCGACTCGTAAACGTAGCTCGACAAACGATAGAAGAAATAGCCGATGGGCCGTTCGACCTGGAAAGAAAGCTGGAGTGGCTGAAACACTTGGCCGGAAAAGCGCAAATAGAGATTTCAGTAGCCGAAAGGAAGTTTCGTGCATCTACAGTTTCAAACAGAGGATAACGGAAATCTGTACATCACCGATACCAAGGACCTGGATTGGGTACGGATCGAGAACAGCGAAGTAGTAGAGCGCGGGAAGCTAGTTCCCCAAGGTTTCGGAATATACGCTTTGAGCGGTAAGCGAGACGGACTCCGGACCATCGGGACCTACACCATCGGAATCGGCCAAGAAGTGAAAATCTTTCTCCGCGCGAATGTTCCAGTCAAGAACTTTACCATGCCCGCCCCGATTAACCGGGTTTCATTTGAAATACTGCCCGCCGATCCGAACCAGATTCAACACATTATCGAGAACATGGACCAACCCCAGCTACCCGAGGCCCAAGATGCAACTCCTGATGCAAGTAGTGGAAATCCTGATCCTATTAGCCCTGCTCTCGGAAATATCCCTGATGATTTACTGGAGGATTCAGGACCGGCCAGTTCAGGAAGCGATGATCCGTTTACTGAGTGAACAGAAAGAAGTATTAGAAGACAGTCAGGCTGAACTTGCTGATATTCGTGACGCGGCGGTAGATGAAGGAAACAAAGACGATGGGTAAAATACAACTCACATTGCTTTTGGCGCTCGTGGTGACAGTAATCGGCGCGGCGTTGGAAGGTTACCCGATGTGGACACATTTCGCGGTATTGGTAGCGATCTTAGCTTACTTAATCGCGAAACTTTTTGGGATGCGCGGAAGGGAGTAACGTTAGTACTACAAGTTTGCGAAAGAACAGTACTTATTAAAGGGACACTAAAGACATTTATTTCCTTGACACCGTGTAGGTACTAGACTACGGTTATATCACTAACGAAATGTCCCCGATATCTTAACGGGAGGATTGAAAAAATGGGCTCCGGGCCAACTCTGGCGATTTGCTTAGGACTGGCGTACTTCATCGTGAAAGGCTTCTTATCTTGGTTGGCGGACGTTGCGATTTGGGCTTTGGGGATTCTTGAGTCTGATAAGTCACTTGCCCCCAGCGACCAAGGATTCGTTCACCCCGCTCCTCGGATTCAGGAACTTTCAGAGGAAGAGGGAAAACGACGACTTTTTCTTGCTCCAAGGAAAACTGGATCTGCTCAATCTCATGCTGAGTCTCTTGGAGTTTTGAACGAACCGAGGATAACCGGTCCCTATATCGGCGGGACTCGGAACGTAGATCAGCCAATGCTGCTAGACGCTGCAACAGGGCGCTCTGAAGCTGGCCCTTTGACTGGCCCAAGAACGGATTACGAGAATCATTGTGACTACACATTGGCCCGCCTCCAGAGTGAAGGTACGGGCAAGAGACGCAAATGGTACTTTGTGACGAAGACTAAGGAACTTCTGTCCTCCATCTTCGGTACTAGTGCGTCTCATAAGTTATAGTACGTACTTGCCACAAAAAGTTACGCACGCCCGCTGACAGCTAGGGTAAATGAATTTTTGTCGAAGTCAAGGCGAAAATGGAAGTCCTACGCGAGTACTAGGGAATTAGCCAAAAAAAAGACGGGCAAGAGGTTCCGCGTCCCTCTCGCCCGTTCACTTAGTGAAGTACGATCTCGGATCAGCAAACGCTCAGGGGCGCTAGTCCTCGACCGGACCCACTAAGAAGACTTTCTTGCCCTTCGCGCGGCGGATGATCTCGACTTTGCTTTTCAGCTTTTGATTTTCGAGCTGCGTACTCAACCACCGGAAGAACGAAGAAGCAAGATCCTTGATCCCTAGTTTCGCGGCCTCTTTTCTAGTGATGTCCGCGTCCAGGTTAATTCCGAACCCTTCTTCCGCAGCCGAGAGACCGCCATTTTCCTCAATCACTCTCAGAGCGGGAAGAACTACTTCTTTTACTACAGTCAATTCAGGCATCTTAGCGATGCGGCCTCGACCTGTCGGAGAAGGGATTTCCGATCTCCGAAGAATCTCGACGCCCAGGGTTTTGTCCGGTTTGACCACTGACTCGATAGTTTGAGCCTTACGAGCAGACATAGCTGCCTCCAATTAGTTTTTTAACGACGTTCTAAGATTGCCCCTTTAGCGAGACCATTCTACAAAACGCCTGTTATTTGTCAAGCATTATTTTGGATTATTTTGTACTATTTTGCCTAAAAGTAGAAATCTTTTACACACTGTGGGTTTTGCAGGGTTTAGGGGGTATCTTCTAGGTTATAGACCAGGGATTGTTCGAAATCGGAGCATACTGCTTCTTCTTTTTCGTGAGGGAGTTCTTCAAAACAGTCAACACAAATCATTTCATCAACCATCAAGGTTTTCTGCAGACCGCATACTTCGCATAGAGCCACAGGGCCTCCTAGTCCAATAGAATGTTTCCAATCGCCCAAGCAACGAATCCCGCTAAAAACACGAACAAATAGATAGGACGGCGTAGTGCGCCATACACTAAAACCATAAACAGAGCCGCAAGCGCCAGAACCCCTGCGCCAATCACGAATTTTTCAAGTTCCAGGAACAACCTTCTTTGCCAAGTCATCGCGACCTCAACCAATCTGCATCTTCCATAATCATTTTCTTGGCCACAGGATCGGCCAGTACTTCTTTCTCCCACTTTTTGTATCTTTCGTCCGATTTTCTCAACTGGCGGTCCCGAGCCCATTCACTAAGTGAACGACCCCCTTTTTTAACGACACGATACAATTTGTAACAAACCCAGACGAAGAAAACCCAAGTGATTATTTTGGTCATCGGATTTTCCTCACTTTTCCTACACACACCCACCGTATCTGGCCATCCCGAGTTATGGAACCAAGCTTCTTGCGCCATTTGGGTTTTTTGCGCCCGCTTTTCATGTTAGAACTCCGGATCCGGCCACAACGAAACAGGAAGGTCATCGTCGGTGGCCACATAGTTTGATACTGGCATAGATTCTAACATTTTGTTTAGACGTTCCATAGTAGTTTTGTGAACACCTTTACGCCGTGGTTTCTTGGGCGGGTTCGGGGTATTCGTTGGCTTCGCGAACTCGTTGTTCGAGGTGGGAAACAGTGTCTTTTGCATTTTGAAGCTTTTTACTCAGATGAGCGATCAGTTCTAACTTGGCCGCGCGAAAAGATGGGTGGACGGATTCATACTCGGATGATTTTTTCTCTCGCAGGGAGGTCGTACCGCGATAAATATTCGTGCTTTTTACAAAAACGTAGTCCTTAGTTTCTCTCTCAACTTCGACAGGAGTTATCTTTGACCCCGAATACCACACCCGATACCAAATTGCCATAATTCACCTCCCGAGCGCAGTTTAAACATACACCAAGTCCAGTACCATGTCAAGAAGAAAACAACGAACAGAATAACATTGACTAATAAACGTAAATATGGTAGGGTATTAATGGAGGAAAAATGCCACAAGCGACAGATGAACTGAGAGAGAAGTTCCCAGGAAGCGATAGTGAGGCGCTAGAGGTCATAGCCACCAACTTTCTCGTGGATCGGGGTGGCGTCATCCGAAAACGGGACCCGAAGTATAAGCCGACCGTGCGCGAATACGACGCTATTGACTATCTTTTTCAAGAGTGGGATTACGGTTACAACCTCGGGAATGGGGACCACTGAGTGTATATCGAAGTAAAACAGCTAGAACCCAAGCTCTGGGGTCTCTTTATTGATGGCCGGGTACTAGGAACCTCGAAAAACCGGTTCGACGCAGATCATGGCCGCGCCATCATAGAAAACGCTCAAGATCGGGAAAACGCCATAAACAGGGTAGCCTTAAACTTGGACATGATCCCAGAACACGACCCCACAGTACTTCACTCAGTGAACAACCTGCACAACCCGACCGATCCGAATCCGACATGGTGAACAAGAGAACTAAATGGCGCTCACTTTAAAAAGAATCCTCCAGTTAGAAAATCAACTCGAAGCCATAGATTTAGAGCTTGACAAAATCATACAAGAATACTATGGTGATGATCGAAACAACCTGATAGGTAATATAGGCCAGCTAATAAGACTACACGGACAACTGGTCGAACAACTGGCCGAAGAGAAAAGGAAGCTGAGATAAACTACTTCACAAGTGAAGTGGCTGATTCTCGGCTTTGTGGGGCAAAAAGGAGCGCGGTTTAACTCTTTTTGCGCCTTGGAGTGTTCCAGTAAGGGCTTTTGCACCTGCCGCACCGCTTAGGCAGTACTTTGGGGGATTCAGGGAGCCATTCATGGCCGCAACGGGAGCAGACACAGACGAGGCGCTTTTTGGTAGGCATACAGGCTTTATACACCAATGGTGCTGTTTATGTCAAATACTTCTTGTGAAGTCGCATGAAGCAAAGTATTTTTGATGCGTTGATGCTCTGCCTGCGCTGCGGAAAAGTGAACCGCTTAGGCGATTGCGAACCGTGCATTGCGCCTGATGGCAGCGAAGGAACTGGCTTCGGCTGTCCTGAGCCGGATTGCGGCGGGTACATGGTGGAGGAACCGCGATGAGCCAAATACCTGGAATTACCGCAAAGCACGCGATTATCACGCCAGTCTGCCGAAAGAACCGTACGGACTATGGCGCGTTCTTTGAAGCAATCGAGCGGCTTCGCACTGAGTATTTGGAGTGCTGCAAAGTAGCAGAAAACGAGAGCGTAAATTATCACTTAGTGCTTTCAGTCGAACAGCCCGTGCGCGTGCAGCCGGGGAGGGAGGAGACGCAATGATCGAAGGAATCGTCAACATGCCGAAGATGGACGGGCGCGAGATTAAGCCTGGTGTGGTGCTAATCGGAGAGCCTTCTCCTGTCGAAGGAAGCAACAAAATGCGCTGCTTGGCCAACGCATTCGGAGCGTTGTGCGTGGTAGAGCTGTCCATCAATTTCCTGCGCCCCTCCCAGCCACCAGCAGAAAAGGAGCGGACGTGAGACAACTTTGGATTCTAGTTATTGCGGTGTCGCTGCTTGGTATCGCAGCACATGTCATTGCAGGTTGGATGAGTCGTTTGCTTGAGCGCATGGAGCAGCGCGAAGCTGGAGGTGGAGGCAAGTGAGTGACACGAGCAAATATGTTCTGCTGAAAGCCAAAGTAATGGTCGAGCAAGAAGGTCAGCCGTTTGAACTAGAAGTAACAGGAGTAGATGGAACGAAGCATAGGGTTCAGCCGAGCCTAGAGAATGTGTATGCGCCGTGTGGGGACTTGCGCGGGCTGGCCAGCCAAGAGAGGAAGGAAGGGACATGAGCGGGAAATGTTATTACAGAACGCTGCCTGCGTTCATGGCAAGAATCGCCTTCGCTTTGAGTGCGTTGACTATCTCTTCACGCGCTTCCGGTAGATCGCGGAAGTCAGAGCTATTCTCTAACAGCCATCGCACATCCGCCTCGAAATTGTCGAACATTTCAGGCGTCCAGCTCGCACGCAGTTTCGCGGCTACAGCCCGGTCGGAATTTTCCGCTTCGTCCATAAGTCACCCCGTATCTAACGTACCACTCGAACCGGGCAAAAGCAACGAGTTTTAGGTTTTTAGGCCAAAGTCTAACAACGAAAGGAAAGCAACAATGAGGAAAGTAATAAAAGCAACACTAATGTTACAACTGTTGCTCATGCTGGCGTGCATCACGCCGTGTATGGCGCAACAGGGGCCACAGGGTCATCAACACCAGCTAAACAACACCAGGGAGTTGAAGGGGTCCAATAACCCCGACAACATCCCCGATGTTTTGGCGAAGCAGCTAATCCTTGAGCAGTTTCAGCGCAACCCAAAGGACGTAGCTGATTCAGATCGCCGTGCTGCATTTTTACACAAGATCGGTCTCAATGAACAAGATTCGCGCATTTTTCTGAATGGCGTGGATTACTTCGGGGCCGGTTATGCTGCGTACAATCGCGACCAACACGAGGCTGCCGCAAAGCATGACTTTGAAGGCGCGTATTACGACCGGAACGCGTTTGAAAAGCGGCTTAACAAACTAGTGGAAACGGCGTGGAGCGCGATTGAAGCGAGTGTTTCCGAGGACGGTGCTAGTCTCCTCGCTGCATACGTCAAGAGCGAGAAGAAAGGCATGACTCTTGAAATCGGGGGTGATCTGTGAAAAGAGCACTCTTAATTCTCGCAGTCCTGGCGCTATTCGCAGGAGGAGCGTGGGCGCAGTGCGTTCCGACAGGTCTGCACTACGCAAATTACAACTCGCAAACCCTAAGCATAGACGGAACGACCGTTTACAGCACCGTGCAGACTTCCGGCTATGCAACCATGATGGGGAGTTGCCCACCAAACGTTACGCACACGCCAAAAGCGTATAACTACATGAAGAACATGGGAACCGGCGCGGCGGTCGGTGGGCAGTACTACAGCGGCACGCCGGGTTGCCCTAGTTGCAATATCTCCGTGACGAACACCCTGTCCCTGCCCGTGCAACCTTTCGTCTCTACGGCAATCGAAGCGACGGTTGGTTCACAGGTTTCGTGCAGCGTGGCCGGTCTGTTCTTTAGCTGGCCAAACGCGGAAATTGACATAAGTTTGTCCGTCACTAAAAGCCAAGTTGTGGGTGGTAGCGTCGGATCGTGGGTACTTACGCCGTTTTGTACTCCCACAACGACGCCGCCAAACTTCCAACCGGTCGTCTACTTTGGCCGCGAACCGTCTCCGTCCTACACTCTGGGTGATGCGATCTGTGTTAGCGCAAATTTCTTGCCTTACGGATGGCATTGTTCCCCAGGACCGGCAGTCGTCGTAACTGATAACACTCGATTCGCGTGTACGAAAACTCCACCCGTCCAGTAACACCAACCAGGGGGTGTGAAAGCACCCCCTTAAATTTCCACTTTACCTGGAAAGGACTGACGATGAATCGTTTATGGATCGTTAGACTAGCGTTTGCTGCTTTTTGTTTGTTGATTGTCTTAGTTTCGGGGTTTGGGGTTAATTATTTAACCCTGGGGGTGGTTTTGATCTCCCCGTTTTTGATCCCCCGCAGTTGGGTTGAACCGGAAAAGGGGACCAGTAAAGAAGCATGAGTACTTCACAAAGTGAACGGCAAAGTTGGATCCAGGATATAGCAAACCAAGCCCGAGCGGGGGGCCACATCTTCCCAGAATACGCGGCCAGCGAAGCCGCATTAGAGAGCAATTGGGGCCAGTCCAAGCTCGCGCGTGAGGCAAACAACCTATTCGGCCAGAAGTATCGCCAGGGGTGCCCGTATGGTGAACTAGACCTACCCACACAAGAGTTCTTGAACGGCCAGTGGGTAACAATCACAGCGCACTGGATCGCATATCCGGATGTGGCTACCTGCTTCAAGGACCGGATGGCTACACTCCAACGGCTACAGCACGCCTACCCGCATTATGGATTAGCTCTAAACGCTTTAAATGGAAGTATTTACGTGACAGAAGTGAGTGCCACATGGTCCACTGATCCGACCCGAGCGGAGAAAGTTTTAAGTATACACAATCAGTATTTTGGGAATAACAATTAGGGTTTTTCTAAGTGCTTTATTTTGTTATAGTTACCTTTTCTCGGAGTAAGTAGGTGTGTTTTCAAGCAGTTGGAAGAAAATACTAGTACCGATGTAACATTTTGGCGCGTCTCAGGGGATACCCATTTCGGGCTAAGAAATAGAGTGAAGCCTATTACCGATCCGGATGTACAAAATGAGTCTGCTGAGTATTGGGAAAAAGTCCTTTTAAGTCATGGACTTGGAATGCGAAAAGGGGAGTCCACTAAGGCAAGTTTACGCGGTGGAGTCAAAGAGTTAGTAATTATCGAAGAATTAGAGTACACCCGAGAAACGGGCAAGGTTCAGCCAAATGGCGCTGGGCCGGATGATTAAAGTTTAGAGAGTCTTGGGCGCGGGGTTCGCGCAACGGTCAATGATAGCCGCAGCAAATAAGTAACCCCAAATTTTAGAAAGTTCACTTGTCCGTGATAGGGGTATCGCTCGTAGCTACAGCGATGCCAATGGACCCCAGCCGGTGGGCTCGTGAGAGAGATCCGGCAAATATTCCGTTCACTTAGTGAACAAACGAAGTCCTATAGGCTAGATGGGGTCTTTCATATCTCCCGATCACGGTCATAAGCGCATTTGAAAAAGTGCTTTTATGACGGGATCGGGCGACGTGCTAAGTCCGAAGCGAATTGATATGACTGGACGGGGCCTCGAAAACCCCGTCCCTATCTAGAAATTTTAAGGTGGAAAATGAAGAAAGCGACTGAGAAATTGCTCACCCGCGAACAAGTAGAAAAAGCGTTCCAAACACAAGTGGCTAATCTCCGTAAGATTCGGGGGTTCGTAAACCTGAATATCCAAGCCACTATCCGAGTGCAAGATTCGGATCCGGCCAAGGCAATCGTGTTTCAGAGTAAGCACGCGGTATGAGCCACAAAGAGTTTGCAGTTCATATATTGAACGAAGGCGGCATCGAGAAGGCTAAGAAGCTGGCCGAAGTTTTCGACCGCGCTTTGACTGAGATCGAAACACTAACCGCGCGGCCAAGAGGGGACATTCTGCTCCCTGGCGGGACCAATGGCCGGGAACTAGCCATTGTCCGCACGCATTTAGAAATTGCCTCGTTCTTCTCCAAAAAAGCAATGGCTATTTTGCCGGAGAACCAGAAGTGAACTATTCCTACCAGTGCGCCACATGCGGACAAGGCGTTCGTAAACCACCCACAGGATCCACCGAAGGAAAAGTTAAAGCTGGTCTCCACGGCTGGCGGTGCCAGAAGTGTGGACCAACTAAAGTAATTAGGAAGATCGCATGACCGATCCAATTAAAATTCACCCATACGACTTCGGGATGCTGCTTACCAGGATGCCTCTAGAAAAAGTATTTAGCGAGAACCTGGTTGACAGGGCCGCCTCTACAGATATCTACAATATCGACGGTAAAAGCTACATTCAAGACCCAAGTGTTCCCGCAACAGAAGAAGCAAAGAAATACTGGAAGGTATAGATATGGCAGCCAATGACGCGCTCGCAAGAGGAGCCCGCTCGGTAACATTTCCATCAAACAGTCATATCGCGCAGGATGTTTGGGATCGCGCGTTCGGACCCCGCGATGTTTCGACTCCTAAAAAAACTAAGAAAAAAGTTTCCAGAAAAACCGCTACTAACTCTACTCACCGATGAATTAAGCGGGCGCACCGTAGCGTTCGCCGTGTTCTTTAGTTTGTCCGCGACCATTTTAGCGTGGTTCGGAAAATTGACAAGCGCATACGCAGAAGTAATCACCGCGCTCCAAGCCATAATTTTAGCGCACTCGCTCGGGCAGGACTACCACGAGAGAAACAACCAGAGCGACGATTCGCATTCTGGAGGACAGTAAAGACTAACTGAGGATCCGGGCCAATGGAAGAAATGGGCGAAGTAAAGGGCTACTGGTGGCGGGGAGTTTCTAATTTTGGCGATGCCCTTGCCCCGTTTCTGCTGGAAAGATTTGCGAATGCCAAAGTTGAATGGACACCCGCTGCAGAAGCCGAAGTAGTTTCGGTCGGTTCAGTTCTTGAACACATCCCGTCCGATTACAGTGGCTACATACTCGGTTCCGGGAAAATCCGCGAGTCGAGCACAATCAATTTGCCCGACGCAACAATTTTAGCATTACGCGGCCCACTCTCCGCAAAGGGAATCAAGGGAGATTACGCACTCGGCGATCCCGGACTATTGGCCGACGAGCTGGTTGGTCCACAAGATAAACAGTGGGACCTCGGCATCGTTCCGCACTGGAAAGACAAAGAACTCGCGCCTAGATTTTTAGAACTGTTCAAAAAGAGTAAAGCAAAGCTACGGGTTATCGACCCGCAAGAAGATCCGATCACCGTAATCCGGCAAATCGGCGCGTGCGAGAGGATTGTTACATCATCGCTGCATGGCATGATCGTGGCCGACGCATTCGGACTGCCACGCCGCGTGGAACTAGCAAAAGCGTTGGATAACCGCACTGAAGGCGGCGATTTCAAGTTTCGCGATTACAGCGCGTCGATCCACACACCATTTGAACCAGGAATAATGGTTCACCCAGTTCGCGGCCATGTCGAAGACGCTAAGTTTGAAATCTACGATGCGTATCAGGCTCTTGAAAATATCATTCTGGAGCCTGCCCGATGAAATCACTCAAACTTCTGAAGAAGCTGAGAAAGAAGCACAAAAAGGGCGAAGGAATCAGCATCGTAATTCCGTTCAAGCCGTCCAAGCACTACAAACGGCAAGCTAAGAATTTCAAGTGGGTTCAGAAATACTGGGAGTGCCAGCTACCGGGCGCGGAAATAATCGTAGGCACCGATCCGGATAAGAAGCTGCCATTCTCCAAGTCCGCTGCGGTGAATGCAGGCGTGAAGAAATCCCACGGCGATATTATCGTAGTGGCCGACGCGGACGGATACATCGAAATAGAAGCAGTACTCCTGTGTGCGAAGCGAATCCGCAAAGCTATCAGACGTGGCCACAAACTGTGGTTCGTTCCGTATCGCCAATTCTACCGGCTAACAGACGAAGCCTCGCAGCGCGTACTAGATTCCAAACCGTGCGACCCATACGTTTTTCCCGAGCCGCCTAATCCTTGCGATATTCAAAATCGTCTAGGATCCGGACGCGGACACTGGTACGGCGCGATGATGCAAATCTTCCCGCGCGTAGCATTTGATATTGTCGGCGGCTGGGACACAAGATTCCGGGGTTGGGGTGGCGAAGACCACTCAGCGATGCGTGCAATGGATACTTTGTACGCTCCGCATAAAACCTTGCCCGGTCAGATCCTCCATCTTTGGCACCCAATGATGGGTAAAGAGGGGCATAAAACCGGAATGAAATCATGGGTGACCTGGAACAAACGACTCTGGGATAACCAAACCAATCCAGGTGACAACAACCGCCTAGCAACACGGTACTCCCGCGCAAACGGAAACCGTAAAAGAATGCGGCGTTTGACTATGGAATGGCAGGAGATCGAAGACCAGAAACTGAAAGCTTAAATCGAAAGCGTAATCGTGGACACCCGGACACTCCTGCACAGCGAAAAAATACTTTGCGCCGCTAATCTTCGCAGCTACATGGCCGATTTCAGGCATTGCTCGAACAAGTGTAAGAACTGTGGGTATCCAATTTCTGCACTTGAAGGTGGGGGTTTTTACTCCGTATACGCCGAAGCGCGGATTTGCGATGCCTGCCACACACTGGAAGACGCGGCTAAACAGCAACCAGGACTAAGGCAAGCGCACCAAGAGTGGAAAGATTTACACAAGAAAATGAACCGGCTCAAACCCGGTGGCGAGTACTTCAATTGACATCTAAACAAGCAGCAATGAATTTTCTTGACGTATTGATCGAAGCACTAAAGAAGTGCCCGCAGAGAAAGAACCCGCCAAAAATTAAATTTGTCCGGTATGAAATGGGGAAATGATGTTCAACAGAGCAATCGGCGCATTGTCTGACAAAGAAGTTTTGAAGACATCCACACCTATGGGTCCGCTGGGTCCGGGTGCAACACCCATGACGCCCGACCGTTCACTAAGTGAACAGGATTTTAGCGAACCAGAACCCGAAGGAAGGGAAGAAGTATTTCTCAACGCGCCGCCAGCTAAACCAGTGGACGTGAAAATTACAGCAGGCGGGGGCCTGCATCTGAAGAACCCAGCTTAGACAGTTCAAATTCTACTTCCCAGCACTCGCACGTTTCTCTGCAAACCTGACAAACCCCGCGCTGAACTTGGCCGAACGGTGATCCAGCAGGTTCAGAAATATTCAAACCACAGGCACAGTGTTCGCATATTAGAATCATGGCGGGATTATAACACACCGCGTCAAGTGCTGGGGTGTGGCTCAACTGGCACAGCATCGCCCCGTTAAGGCGACAGTCCGAAAGGACATTGCAGGTTCGACTCCTGCTGCCCCAGCAGTTTACGTGGTCGGATCTTTAAACGCGTCCATGAAAGCTTCATGGGCTTTTGCAGAAACTTCTTCTGAGTTCAAATGTGTGTAGATGGCCGTACTCGTAATTGAGGTATGGCCTAAATGTGTTTGAATCCATCCGATGTCCATACCCTGGCGAGCCATTAACGTGGCGCTCGTGTGGCGTATGGCATGAGGATGAGCTTTAGATTGTGGCAATCCCGCCAACAGCGCGTACTTCTTAAACAGAAAGTTGTAGTGCTTCGCAGTGATCGGTCCACCTTTTGCACTACAGAACAACGCTGAACCACAGTCTCGGGGCCGAACCTTAACCCACTCGGACAATCCGCGAACTTCGTCCAGAAGTGTTTGGCCCTTATGTTTCCGGAGCGGCTGACAAGTTAGCTTCGATCCCTTTCGACGTTGAACAGTAAGCGAACCGTTTTTGATATCGTCCATCTTGATTGCACAAACCTCGGATGGCCGCAGAGCGTGGTTGAACTGAACGACCATAAGCAGCCAATCTCGAAGCGAACGGTCGCGAGCAACTTTAAGAACGGCCAACAGTTCAGATGTGGTTAGGAATTGCACAGGCTAGCCTCCCAGCCGACCGATCCGATCAGTCTCGGGGTACAGCACCATAACGCCGTAGCGTTTTAGTGCATACCATTTTTGAAAACGCCGAACGTAATACCAAATTTCTGGAAACAGCGGCGCGTCTTGCAAATCCGGATTCAAATCTATAAATCGCATCATCGCACCAAATGTCCGAAGTCAATCTCTAAACCGCTCTCTTGAGCAGCTTTGGCAATATTTTGTTGTGCCCGCAATACTATCAGTTCACGCGCGGTTTGAGTCTTAGCATGATGTGGCATAGTTTTAACCACCGCCAATAACTCACGGCAAGACCGCAACAACTCTTCCCGAGTGGAGAGAGTATCAGCGGTTTGGTTTAGTAGAGTTTGCCAGCTCATGCTTGTTTCCTCGGGATGTAAGAAAAACCTTTGCACTCGCAATTGTCTTCGTAGCAATCGTAGGGCGTCTCTTCGCTGTTGCATCGAGCGCGGGCAACCGCAATCTTGACAGATAACTTCATCTTCATTATGGAACTGATCTTCACCGTAGTTTCCAGTGATGTATCGGTCTAGTGATGCTGATTCTCGGGAGTTCATGCTTCTCGTACCATATCGAGAAAGTCCGCACGGTAAAGTTCCTTAATTTCTTCCCAAAGATTTTTATCGGCCAGTTCGTGAGTGAATACGGGGCGTCCAAGTCTCTTTTCAACATCGAGTTGAAAATCTCCGAAGTTCGCAGCCGTAACACCCGTAAAGCCCGTGATAACCAGTCCTTGTTCTTTTGTGATCGGTTGCACTGACCACCTCCATACGCGAACTGTAAAACGTTTATTCGCATTTGTCAAGTATTAGTTTGCATCATTTCCGCCTGCCTCGGAGCAGCCGTATAGTACACCTAATTAGTACCACCGAGGTATTCAAATGGCAGACTTTGGACCGGCAAGCAATACACCAGAACTTCAAGTAGGCGCGAACGCTACAGCTCCAGTATTTTTAGAAGTTCACACAGCGAACAGCATTTCTACGCCGCTTACTACGGGCGTTCCCGGTGGTTTAGCAGGGCAAGCCGCAGGTTTGAACAATCTCGGGCCTACCGATTTTTCTGGCTACGACCCAGGCGCATACGGATCCAAACCAGATGGCAGCGCGGTCACGCCTCAGTTCAATCTAGGTGGAACGAGCGCAGCGGGTCCGACCAATCCAGAAGGTACGGCGAATTTGCAACTGTTCCGTTTCAAAAACCCAAGCTAGATACAATGAATTTCACTAAAACATGCCATTTCAACAGTTGCTGAAATTGGCCAATTTACTGAAATAGGTCATTCCACAAGCCACTTCACAAGTGAAGTGCCACGCAACGAAATTACAGAAACAAACGAGAAACACAATGAAACCAGTACCGAAGTCGAAAACCGGAAGTGGCAATCCCAAAGGCGTAAACAAGAGTTGGCGGCAAACACCCGCAACGTACTTTGAAGTAATCGGCAAATCCCGCACAGGCGAAGGCCAGCTAAAGCACAACGGCACGCGCAGCGAGGAATCGCCCAAGACTGGAATGGGTGCGATCCCTAAGTCTATGCCCAAAGTCCCGAAGAATCCGCGCAAGTGGACCTCCAGGGGTTACGCGATGACATCTCCGAGCTAATTAGTTCTTGAATTAGTTCACGAATTGTGCTACGATTCAAAAATGATAATTGAGATCCAATCAGAGAGTGAAGCGTGGCTAAAAGTTAAGCACTCGCTTCGCTCTGCAGGATTGAAGTGGAATCTTCAAAAACATTTATTCGAGGACAATCGGGTAACACTATTCCTCGAACAAGTCCCGGAGCCCGAGGGTGGGGATTTAGTAGCAGGGATGCTGGTCTACGAAGGCGGACGCAAATTCTTGCCATTTTGTTCAGTGAACGAAATAGAACAAGTCAGGCAAGAGGAGATCAGTCGGGCATGATTGAGTTGAAGGATTATTTGATTTGTCCAGTGTGCGAAACGATTTTCTACAAAGACGAAACGCACAATTGCCCGGACCTGACTGTAATGAAGCATATCGAATACGTTCCTCGTATTAACGAGCAACAGAAGGAAAGCAATGAGCAAGATAGCTAAAGAGATCGTCGCCGCTTTGCAGGGTTTCGACGCCTCACAAATTCTCACGGATGAGGGGATCGTAGCAAAAGCGACAGAACTCGTTGACGCTACAATCGCAGGTCGCACAATCACGCGCCGCGAAGTCGAGCAACTACGCAAAGACGTAGAATCCCTAAAGAACACGCTCGAAGTAGTTCATGTAAACCTTGCCCGCGCGGAGAATGAAGCAGCGACGTATAAGGTTACGAGCGATAACTGGAAGCAAATTGCGGAAGTCAGAGACGCGAATGGCCGCATGTTGTTTGATCTCGGGGGGAGTCTGTTCCAATCCGTACTGAACCAGAACAATATTATTGAAGAATTGCGCGGCAAACTCTGGAACACAGAAAAAGAACTAAACGATCTCAAAAAGAGTTTAGATGTTCCGCCCGCCCGAGCTGCCGAACTCCAATGGAATGGACTGCCACAATCTAACGCGGTTCAATTTGTAGAAGATTTCGTCAAACTGACTGGCTGGAAATCAGAGTATCCCCTTTTCGCGGACGCGAAAGCACCGACCGTAACGTTCTCTTCGATTCAAGCAATGACCGCAAAAGAGTTCGAGGACTTCATTCAAGATCCGGCGAATCGCAAAGCGGTAGATGTTCTGTATAAACCGAAATCGGTTCCAGTAATTTCAGAACCCAAATCCGAGGGGAAATCATGGCTGCTCGCGGTGTTAGTGCTCGTGATTCTAACCGGAGGGGCCGCGTTGTTCCGATACCTGTCAGTAACGAACTTGTTAGGCCGGTAGATCCTGAAACTGGCTACCTGGTCACAATCACTTCACTCGGTAAACGATTCTCCACGAATTTCATAACTTGGACCGTCATCACGGACGATCCCGAGCAAGCTATTCACTTAGTGAAGCAACGTCTGTGTTTGCGCGGGTACGAGAACAAATACAGTTTTAAAACGGTTAAAGTAACAATCGTAGAAAAGAACGGCATAGCCCAGGGGATTCCAATTGAGGTCAAAACCGAGGAGCCGGTTCACAATAATTGAATTTCCCGTTTTCTCGAATTACTGGGTGCATGTCGAGTTCGCATCAGACATCGCAGCGGCAACGAAAAAATACCCCCCGACCGCGTGCATAGATGGTCTCGAATACACAGAAGCGTTGACCGTACACAGCGACGAAGATTGCAGTTTCATATTTCTAAAACCCAACGCAAGCGCGGGAACTATCGCGCATGAGAGCTACCACGCAATCAAACGCATGTTCGACGTAATGGACGTGAAAAAGCAAAACGAGGTAGTGGCGTATCACTTGGGTTATCTGGTGGATGAGATCACAAGATTTAAGCGGCAACGCCGCAAAGTCCCAAAGCCCCGCCGAGTTTCCAAAGAGCAATCCGAATAGCCGCGCGTGATATGTTAAGACCTATCATATTAGGTATTAGATATACTTTCGCATATAAAACCTAATAAAGTAGGCTTAAAAACAAAGCGCAAGACTTTTTGCTCCCCCGAATTCAATCGCGCAAGTGTTTTTGAGCGCCCAGGTTTTTCAGGATTTGGAATTTTTCCAGACGATGGCCGAGGGTATTTCTTAGTTCTAGTACACCAGTACGCATAGGACGTGTATATTTGACACGGTAATACTTACACGTATTCTGACACGCGCGAACACAAGCATATTCCGCCGTGCGAGTACACGCGAATTGTGCTATCGGCCAGCGTTAGACACCTCCAGGTAAGCGGGCACGGATCAATTCAGCGGGCATAGCGCCAGAGATACTTAGGTACCTGTCCTTTGGCCGCGTGTTTTGAGCTTGCCGTTTTGATATTGAGAGAAGGGAACAAGCCAGCCACCGGAGCGGCCCTCGCTAAAAACGCCTGAGTATCCATGTTCGTGCGCGATCATCTTTGCGCTAAACCAAAAATCCTCTACGGTTGCATCCCAAGCGTATTCGCTCGGAGCTGAACCATAGTACTTAACCTTTATAGCCGGGTGCCCGTCAGTACCTAGCATATTGTCACTATGAAAGTGTATGTCTTTTGCTCGCTTCGCCGCTCTGCTACGTCCTAGTTTCTGAGTGCCCATTAGCGTTTCCTCCAGTTTGATTTTACAAGGGAACTGAATACTCCCCGTACTTACCCTACCTGTCACTATAGGGTAAGAGTGTGGAATACTTAGGCTGGTACGCAGATTCCTTCTCTCCCCCAGTCATTTGTATAGCCGTCTGGGAACACAACTTTGAGCACACAGCCGCGCGGATCCCCGCCAGTGATAACTTTTCCGCCGATGGCCGCTGCTACCTCTGCCGCACGTTGTTCGATTCGAGCTTGCTTCTTTTCGGCCAAAGTTGTACGTTTTTCGTCCCAGTTGCCTTTGTAATCCTGATAGCCATTGCACAGTTCTTCCGCGAGACGGTGCAACGTCGCGCTGTAGCGCATGAGCAATTCCGCTTGCCGTTGAATGAACATCGGCGGGTCAGATTCCTGCCACTTGTGCGGTGAGTGCTCATAAAGCATTGCAATGAATTCGTGACGTTCTTTTCGCGTGCTCATAGCGTCACTCTTTCCGCCAGACCTTCAGCCAATTGGCCAGACTTGAAAAGCATATCCACGAAATCACAAAATGCCGTGCGCGTGTCTGTGTTGTGCATTTTGCCTTTGCCGCTGTAATCGGTAATGAGTCGAGGTGTGACGTTCATACCCTTAAACTGCCCATCGCGCCATGCATCCCAGAATGCTTCCCTAACCTGCTTTTGAGTCGTATACATAACTTCCTCCGTGTTTAACGTGCTGGCCGCACGAATTGAAAACATTTTACAGCCGTTCACTAAGTGAAGTACTCGAAACCGAAACCCGACTAGAATCTACCCAGACTTCCCCGGATCCGCTTACAGGTATTACAAGAAACCTAGAATTCCCGTAACTGACTTTCGCGTCTAGAATCAAAACGTTAAACTGTAGTTTGTCCGAAGACAACAAACCAGTTAACCCTACATACTGGCGCAAGGATTCGACGGTATAGGGGTTAGACATTACTTCTCGCCTTTCTCACGATTGTCTAATTTTCCGTCACAAGCAAGAGCGTGCATGATACATGCACCTAGTTCTGTTGCCGCTTGCCCATACCGCAATCCGCTTTTGACTTGTTTCCCGTAAGTCACGGTAAAGCGGTCTATTCCCGTTTGTTCGAGTGTAACTGGCCATGCTAGGTCGGGGAGTGTGATACAAACAGTTCGTTTCATTAGTCTTTCCCTTCTGCTTTGGCGATTGCCTTACTCGCACAAGCATCGGCAACCATTAAGGAATAGTGTTTTTTAACGTCTAGTTTTATGGCGTCGCGAAGCTCTTTTTGCAAGTCGCGCAATGCCTGCAGCAATTCAGGCGCAGCAGAGATAAGACGCGCGTTAGCGTTCGCGGTTTGTGTGGCACCTATGTTTACTTGCGGTACTTCATGCGAGTGTACGAAACCGTATCCTTCAGACCAAACGGATAGACGATGCCCTTCAAATACGGTTTCCCAAGGTCCGGGCGTGTGTTTCGTGATCATCGAACTAACCCTTTCAGGTACAAAGCGTACCAAACAGACTCAAGCATACTCCAGTGCCCATGAGACCTTAGAACCTGATACCACTGCCAGAATGATAGTTGCATAGAGGGCATTTTAGTTTCCTTTCGTCACCAATTGGTGTGTACGATAAAACCCGCAAGCGAGCTTAGATCCGATAGCCACGTCGCCACGGAATGAGTTGTACGCGGCATAGGCGAAGTCAAAATCCTGCAGAGAGAAGATCAATCGGCGGGTTATCGCGGGAGAATCCTTCTCGACGGCCCAAATTACGATAAACGGTTTCCAAGTCATATTATCTATTCTCCTGTTTAGTGAGTGAACTGGTTTAGTCTTCTCGTCTTACGATTGAACCAAAGTAATCATGGAAAACGGAATTTCGAGACCATAAACGGTCAGAACGCGGTCAGACAAAACCGCGTCTACTTCTGCACGCCAAAATTCCTTATTTTCGTCCAGATATGTAATCAAGCAACCGCGCGTCAGACAATCGCGGGGGATTGCCGGGTTAGTACGAATCCATTCATTTTGCATTTATATCCCTCACTCCGCTTAGTGAACTGCCTTACAGTAGACAACTATAAAGCATAGAGAAATAATGTCAAGTACCAAAATACAGATAGTACTAAAAATATGGATGGCAGAATAAAGCGAAGTATGGTAGACTAATTGCATGGACGAAATAGAACAAATAAAGGAAGAGATAAGCACTCCGCTTAGTGAAGTAGTCGAACCAAACCCGAAACCCGGCAAGGACGGCAGAGGCTACAAACGGCAGGATATGAGGATGGACGCCGCGCGGCAGATTATGGAATTGCTCGAAACCGACACGCTAGGCATGGGAGATAGGATTAAGCTCTTGGCCACACTCGAAAAGCTAACGAGCATTAAGGCAACCCGGCCAAAAAGAGCTAAGGCGAAAACAGGACTATTCTCAGAATGACACCTGCAGAGGAAGTAGTCTATAATCGCCTAATCCGGGCAGGTTGCCGAGTAGTGAATAAAGGATGGCCGGATCTACTGGTAGAATTGAACGGCAGAGTAATCGCCGTAGAAGTTAAATACGGACCTGATACAGTTCGACCGCACCAGTCAGAATGTCACGAGATGCTGAGGAAAGCAGGAATACCCGTAGACGTGCAATACGTGACTGATAGAGAGTTATCGGACGAGAGATTAAGGAAACGAGCTAACCCGACACAGGAAGAGGTCAGCGAGGCTGTAAACCGTGCTTTTGAGCAAGTGTTTGATCCGAAGACAATAGGGCAGGGAACTAGCGATATAAGTCTAATGGAATCAGAGACGGCAGAGCAACCAGGCGGCGAATGCTTTTAAGGCGCGGCCAAAGTAAGCTAGTTACTAAAAGTAACCGCATATTGCCGGGTTTTTGCAGTTTTAAGTCGAATCTTATCAATAACTTAACATGCGAATAAACGCATCTTGCGCCGAATCAGTTAGTTAGCGGGTTTCAAAAACAATCGGCCAATGTTTTCAATAACTTACCATACGACTCTATGTGTATTTTATCGCATTCTCTTCGCATGGCCGCAATGTCTCGAATCCCCCGCATAGATCCGAAACCCCTTGCATACTCCCCGCGCGTCTGACGAGGTATGCTCAATTGAATCAGTAAGTTACAGACGGTTATATAGCTACTGAGAGTTCTAGTACTATTAGATAGGGGACCCTATTCGTACCAGTACGCCTAGCCGGGTGGAGCCCCCCGAGTACCTTTAAGGAAAATTCTCATTATCAAGTCCCCTAGCACTTCACTGAGTGAACTAGTGATCTATTTCATCCTAGCCCAGAAAACAAACCGCTTGAAAATTGGTTACTCGAAATCAGCCAGCGAAGTAGACCGGCGCTTTAACTTCCTTCTCCGAGAGAACGCAGATGACTTGGATTTGATCGGGCGCATTTCGGGAGAAATAGAAGACGAACGTTGTTTACACAGTGAACTAGAACATATCCGCTGCCACAACGAGTGGTTCGATTACACCGAAGAAGCACAGGAACTTGTCCGCCGAGAACTAAGTCACTCCGCACAGTGAAGTACAGTACTCCGCTGAGTGAACAACTAAATGAAAGAGAGACATGGCGCACCGAAGATTAATTCTGCCAGATGGCGTGGAAGTGTTCGAGCAATTGAGTCCGATGGATCCCTCGGGCTTGTCTTGGACTTTTAGAAATATGTCCCCGAAGCTGGCCCGTATCGTATACGGCAAACAGAAATGGTTTCTCGAACCCACCGAAATGGCGACCGTGATTTGTAACAGTTGGGACTCTCTGCCCGCCGTCGATTTGCTGAACAATGGGGTCTGAACCCTTCTATGGAAACCATCATTGACGGAATAGCGTGGCGGATTGCTCCCGAGTGTTTTTTCAAACTTGACACCCGCATGAAGCAAGGGTTTGACCAGGACGAAGCGATCCGGCAGCTCTTAGCCGAGGGTGTGTTTTTTAAAGTCACACCCGAAGGCCACATTCCTCATATTTGCGTCATCCAGCACTAACCTTGAAAATCCTAATCGCCATCACCGCCTGCCATAAGCGGGCCGACTATTGCAACTACCAGCGCGGAGCCTGGGTTACCAAAATTGGGGGACCCTATAAGCATCGTTTCTTTTACGGTGCCGGGTCACACCCCTTCAACTACCCTGATGAAGTCCAATTGGATGTTCCGGATGATTACGACAATCTGGCTCTGAAGATTCGGGCGATGCTCACCTGGGCGTACCAGGAAGGTTTCGACGCGGTGTTCAAGTGCGACGATGACACCTACCTGTTCCCCGAAAGGTTGGCCGCTCTGAAGCGGTTCGACTACGCAGGGGAGGCTCGGGAGTTCGACGGGCTCGGATCCAAGATTTGTTCCGGTGGTGGATACTGGCTGTCCCGCAGGGCTCTGAAAGCCGTGGTCACCTCTGACAAGAAACTTCACTACAAGTACTTCCACAGCAACCCGAATCCAGGGTGGAGGCTGATGCAGGAAGACTGGTGGATCGCCACGGTAATGAAGAACGCCGGGATTAAGTCCAACAACGTTCCTGGTATCAGTAGCCGCGCGGTTCAGCACGAACCTCGGATAGCCTCCTGGGAGTACCCCGGACTTGCGATGGTTCGCGAACACCGTAGACATCACCCGCTGGAATTGAAACTGACTTACGAAGAATTTTAAGAGTTCGCGGGACTGGCATATTGGCAGTGCCTCAGTCTTCCAAACTGAAGAAGTGAGTTCGATTCTCACGTCTCGCTCCAAATTTAGGGGTCGTCGTCTAGTGACAAGACGCTCGACTGTCGCTCGAAAAACGAGGGTTTGATTCCCTTCGACCCCGCCAAGTTTTGCCCGGTTAGCTCAGAGGCAGAGCGGCTGTTTTGTAAACAGCGGGTCGGTGGTTCAAATCCATCACTGGGCCCCATGTTGTAGAAGTAAAAAACCAACCGACTTTAAACAATGGACTCCTAGTCGGTGAGTCGTTAAAAGGAGATAGTATGATGTTCAAGAAGAATCTAGTAGTGTGTTTAAAAGTGAATGGAAAGGTTCTCCGCGAGTCCAATGACCGAGTAGAATTACCGTTCGGTTCGGAGTACTCGGTTCTGGTCAAGAACCTGAACTCAGTCCGCGCCGAATTCCGGATTCAAATAGACGGCAAAGATACTTCCGGCACTTGGTTTGTGGTTGGTCCGAACCAGAGTGTGGAGATCGAGCGGTTTCTGAAGAACGGAAACCTGAGCCAAGGCAACCGGTTTAAGTTTATCGAGCGGACATCCGAGATCGAAGAGACGCGCGGCATCGAAGCCGAAGACGGTCTGATCCGCGTCGAGTACAGATTTGAAAAGAAACAGCCGATTGTTACGGTCACGGAAACCCATCATTACGACCACTATCACTATGACTGGCAACATGGATATTGGTATCCATACTGGCCGAAGTATCCGAAAACGACCTGGACCCTGACGGGTGGCTTGCAGAATTCGAGCTACACCGTAAACAGTTCAACTTCAGGATCTATTTCCGCCAACGCGGTTAATACATCCAGTGGCCAAATGAAAGCCCAGTCTCTGTTGCGCTCGGCGCAGCCTAAATCCGAAGGCTCGGTAACGATGGATTGGGCACCGCAGAACATGAACGACGCGGGCATCACGGTTCCGGGTTCGGTTAGTAACCAGCAATTTCAGAACGTTGCTGGATTTGAGACCGAGAACCAAACCGAAGTCATCGTGCTCAAACTCGTTGGCCGACACGGAAAGGTTGAAGTCAAGCAGCCGAAAACCGTGGACGTAAAAAACAAATGCGTCACCTGCAGCAAGACGAATAAAGCAAACGCGAAGTTCTGCTCGCAGTGCGGCACGTCGCTAACTATTTTATGAAACCAACAGACCGAACCATAACCTTTTCCGAAGGAAGCAATTCCTTGAGCAGCCACCTCATCTTCCAAGACGATGATGGGGTGGATTGCACTCTTAACCGCGCGGGTAAGTTAGTCAAGGTTTCCGAAGATCCGCGCCCGGTGCATGATCCCGTACAATTTCTACAAAATGCACAGAAGCGTACAAGCATACCTACGCCCGAACCCGCAGTCGCGGAAGCAGTAAAAGCAGTCAACCGTTCTGCCGACCCATCGAAGCCGATCTACCGATTGGATAAAGATGGGAGGCTCCACAAACTAAGAGAACTGTAAGGCGTGCGGAGGCACCCCAATGGATGTTGAATACCTAGAGGCGGTTTTCAAGAACGAGTTTCTTGACAACGCACCTCTTTACGTGGCGTCGAAAAAAATTCAACTCGGTTCGGAAGACTTGCGACCCAAGGTCGAGTTCGTGATGTATCGCGGCAGCCTTCAAGAGTGTGGAAACATCGTTGAACTGATTTCAGATTACAAAGTGATCTCTGAGTCCGAAGCAGTGCTAAACAAAATGGGCGTGGACTCGATATTTCTGGAATATACAAAGAAGCTCGCGAGAGACGCAGGAACGTTTGTAGATGGTCTGATCCGCAAAGAAAACGCCAAAGAGCGCGACTCGACTGATCCCAGAGACACAAAGAACACAATCGTCACCGACATCTTTGAAATGCGGGAAGGCAAGCGAAATCTGAATTTGCTAGCCGCAACCAACCCGCCACTTGCAACCTCTCCCATCCGAGAAACGTTTGCTTGGGTTGCTTATCGTTTTTATTTTTCGTGTGTCCGCATCCGGCAAGAATACAAAGCAACAGCATAAACATCTAAGGCCAGCGTTGCCTGCCCTCAGTAGTTCACAAAGTGAATAGGGAATCAGGAAATTAGGAAATTAGGAAAGCAACATGGCTCAAGCGCAACAAGTAAAATTCACTCTCCCTGACAACGGATTCATTGTAATCGACAATGGAACTCCGGGAGTCACTTCGACCAACGGGGCGGCATACTCCCCCGGTTCGGGCGGACCCCCAACAGGTGGCGGATCGGGAAACTGGACCGGCCCAGGTGCAACCTCGGGCGGGTTCGATCTGACATCAGGTGGAACGCAATCCCAAGGAACCAATCCTTTTGCAGATACCGGTTCGGTCCTTGTGGACGCATCCGGAAACGACACGGTTTACGCAGACCCAGCAGTGGCCACAGTAAAAGGGAATCCGGTCTCCAACGTTCAACCCACATACGCCACGGTAACGAAGGTACTCACAAACGCGCTATCGGCGACAGTGAACTGGAAGAACCCAGCCTAAGAGGAAATATGAAACTCAAACCAACGAATTGTCGGGTTCTCGGAACCAGTCGAGACGACGCGGATTACATTACAACCGCAACCCCGATGCAGACAAAAAAGAAACAGATGTTGAGCGCCAAAGAAGCAGGACTCGATGCCGCTCGGGAAAAAGCAACCACTAAATCCCGCAGAGGCGGGAACGTCCGTCCGCTAGATGGCGGAAGGGCAGGAGAGTAACATTATGGCTTTCGATTCAGGAGCGGCCACTGGCCAGCCCCAAACAGTTTTTTCACTACCCGGAGGCCCGGTCGTTACAGGTCTGGAAATTCACACCGGCAACCCCCCGAGTTTTAGCGCAGGGGATTACGCTACCGGCGTGAACCCACTTCCCCCGGTTGATGCTCCCTTCTCCGATCCGAACATCGCACCAACGTCAATTTCCGGAAATGCTCTAGTACCGATCCGGACCAACTTCTCGTTTAACAACGCCCCAGGGGTTCAAGTTCGCTTCGCCAACCCCGCCTAAGAGGTAACAAATGGCACAGGGACCCAATCAAACAATGGCTACCATCACCCTCAACAAATCCGGCAGTCAAGTGCTTTTTTCAAATCCCGCAGTACACCCGCTCCCGAAGGGCGCAGGCCAACCAGTTGCGGCCACAACCAAAACAGTCGGCCAGCCGAACGGTTCTGTAAGCGGACAAGTTTCTGGCACATCAGTTGTGGTAAACAATCCCGCATAGGAGAATAAATGGTCACTTTCATTGCTTTTGTAATCGGCGTTTGTGCCGGTGGATATGGTGGCTACCGCTGGGGCGCTTCTGTTGAAAAGAAAGCCTCCGCAGTCGTGAATGCCGTAAAGAAAGTATAAATTGAAGTAAATGGTTGACAATAAGATGGAGTAGTGATACTCTGTCTTAGTAGTTCAGCATAGCAGTCACCTCCTTGGGGCCGCTTCTTAACCGGGGCGGCCTTTTAAAAACGGAGAATCATGGTCACATTTTATCGGTCGTTTAAAATTGAAGTGAACGCTCAACCAAATGGGCAAATCCTCTTCGACGTTTACGACCGTCGCGGCCAGGGGCTTTTATCCGGTCACGCTTTTTCCACGGATGAACAATTGTGGGCAGATACGATGAAGTCCCGAATAGATCAGTTTGTGAACGAAAGGCCAGTAGATTTTAGGTATTCGTAAAGAGAACTGTGGGTTCGATTCCCACCATGCATGAAAACTTACGTAGCGCGATTTGGTGCAACAGGTCGTGCAATGACCGTAAGGAAGTAGAGCGTGTGGCGCAAAGGCAAACGCATGGAGAAGTTAAAAGCTTCTCCAAGATTAGACCCCGCACAACGGCGTCAAGGAAATAATCAAAACATGAGCAAAGCAAAAACCCAGGAAGAACAGATCGCAGCACAAGTAGTGGCTGAAGCGAGTGCTGCCAAAGTAGCGCAAGGGTCCAGCGGACTGGCAACCCCGAAAGAAACCGTCAACATCACGATCTCAGCGGTTCTAAACGAAAAAGCATCTGATGGCAGCTATTACGCGCTCGCCCCACAGATCGTTCCGATGGACCGGCCTAAAGGTTTACCCACTCTCGAAGCTGACAGAATGAGCGTGGCCCAAGCGTGGAGTTTGATCGCTAACAATGGCGGAATGACGTTTCGCGATGCAAACGGCAAGGTTCACATCTACCCGCTCACCACGATTCATCACCTCGAAGTCGAAGTAAGCGCGATTTCTGGAATAACTCTGTGAAGATCGAACTAGATCATCTTCGGCCAATCCACCGAGTTCCGAAAGTTTACGGGGAAGAATGGTGGCTGACGAATACGGATTCGTATTGCGCCAAGATTTTGTTTTTGAACGCCGGGTTTCAATCATCCCTGCATCGGCACGAACAAAAGAAGGAAGATTTTCTGATTCTTAGCGGGGCTCTGACTCTGGAACAACGCGATGTTCGCGGAAACCCGTTTGAAGAGTTTTTAAGTATCGGAGATAAGCGCACCATCGAGCCAAACACTTTGCACAGATTTTCTAGCAAAGAGGGGGCAGTGATTCTCGAAATATCAACAACTCATCGGGAATCAGATGTTTTTCGGATCACGGAATCGGGGCCAATCGAATGCACCCCTTGCAAACAGAAATCTCCGAACTCCTAGACGGGTTCGATAAGAAGAGTTTACAGATTGTAGAAACTGGCAGTGCGTTTACGCAGCCAATCGCAAAATGGGTCGCACAGCAGCAGTTCACAAGTGAATTCATTTCAGTGGACCTGGACTTCCAGAATCAACTTCGCACTCACCGCGAACTGGAAAGGGAAGACACAGCGAAGTATTGCCGCTTCCTGACTCAAGACCACATCCGGTACTTGAGCACCAGAACGTGGGTAGACGCTGTTTTCTTGGACCCACCGGACCTGCAGACAGGCCTTACGGAATTTCTAATCGCTAGTTCCACAGGCGCTAAGGTAATAGCGATGTCAGACTATCAAACCAAATCCGCACAAGCCATCAAGCGAGCGAAAGACCTCGGATGGAAATACGTCGGGTTTCGTTCAGACTTTAACATTCTTCGGAGACCGGAGTGAATTTTCAAGAAGCCATAGAACTCGCTAAGTCCCGTTCGGATTGCCACCCAAATAACATAATTGATCTAACCAAGGCGGTCTCCCACGTTACGCATATCCCAGGGGATATCGTTGAGGTCGGAAGTTACAAATGCGGAGCATCCATTGCGATGGCGGCGACGGTTCTCGAATATCAGAGAACACCCCGAGTCGAAAAAAGAGTTTACGCCTTCGATACTTTTGGCGGCTTGCCTTATGGCGAAGGAGTCGGGTTTGAGAACTTCGCGAACACGGATTGGGAAGAAATAAAGGAAACCGTTAAACCTTTTGAAATTGTTTTAGTTCGCGGAAAGCACGAAGACACGATTCCGACTTTCCCTCCACGTCCGCTATCCCTGATTTTCATGGATTCGGACCACTACAGTTCTCACCAAGTAGCGCTCACTCATTTTTGGCCGATGCTGTCGCATGACGGGATCGTGGTATTCCACGATTGGGCTTTTCCAGGAGTTCAGGCAGCGGTGAACGAAGTAATCCCGAAAGAAGATTTTATTGAACTCGGCGGGTATGAAACCTCGCCAAACATGAAGTTCATTAAGAAAGTATAATGCAGCCGCTTTCTGTAGAAACCGCTAAACAAGTAATCCGAGGTCTCGACGCGATTTGCCAAGTTCGGCCTACCGCCGAATTACTAAAAGACCTGTCTGCTTGCTATTTTACCCTCGGTGACGTAGAGAAATCTCTTCCTCTAGCCGAAGCAGCTTGGCGAAAGAATAAGCAAGCGGACATCGGAATGAATCTGGCCTTGGTTTTAAAGGAGCTAGGACGACATAAAGAATCTACCCAGGTAGTCGAACAGGCTTACTGGCTTGACCCCGGCGATATGTATGTCCGAATGGGGTACGGCGAAGCTCTTTTGAAAGCCGGTCTATGGAAGCAAGCATGGTCGATCTATGATAACTGCCGCCCGTCTCAGCAAGGCGCAGCTCATCACCTTCTCCTTCCGAGAGCTGTCCAAGAATGGAATGGAGAACCCCTGCCGGATGGCCACGAACTTTTGGTTATCAATGAAGGTGGAGCGGGGGACCGACTATCCTATCCCCGGTGGCTTCCCGAGCTAGACAAGAAAGGCGTCAACTGGAAATTCTATCCATACGCCGAATTGTTTTCTTTTTTTGAAAGAGTGTTTCCCAGAGAGAAGTTGGTCGCCGATGGGGAGCAGATAAACGCCACCCACTGGTGTACGGCTTTTTCCTTGCCCGCTAAATTAGATATCGGGCCGCACGAAGTTCCCGATCCGCTTCCGATTACAGCCAAACCGGAGTCCGTAGAAAAATATAAAATGACCCGCATAGGTTTACCTATTGTCGGGTTGTGTTATGCCGCCCGAGAGGATCACCAGGGAGGAAGAAAGTTTCGCTCTCTGAGCGAAGGGCAGGCCATGCGTTTGGTTTGCATGACGGGCGACAAAATACAATGGGTCAATCTACAGCACGGCGAAAACCTTCCATATCCTGTTTCAAATCTCCCGTTTCACACATGGGATGACACCGCAGGATTGATTGCGAATCTTGACGCGGTGGTAACCGTTGATACCAGCATTTTGCATTTAGCCGGGGCTATGGGAAAACCCGTTGCCTGCTTGCTCGCTGGAAACAGTTGCTGGAAGTATCTAAGAACGGGAAAAAAATTGAAGTGGTATCCGTCCGCTACTTTTTACAGAAATGAAACGCGCGGCTTTGAAGGCGCAATTTCTGAATTGATTTCGGCCATCCGCAACGGATCGGCTTGGTAGTTTAGTTCCTCAGTTTTAAACGTCCGCGTTCGCGCACGTCTCCGTAACACCAATAAACATCAGTAACAAATAAGGAAAAAATCTCAATGTATACTATTGCTCAAGCACCGGCTGCTGCCTCTCTGACAGTTCCCGCAGGTGCAGCTACTACCGCTTTTACCGTTATCGCCGGAGAACCCGGAGCCGGTACGCAGCTTAACCTCAACGCCCCTGGTTCAAACAAACTGAACGGCCAACCGTTTACTGTTCGCGCCGCAGGCTACATCACGTTCGGCGCGGGCACTTATACCAGCGCGGCCACGCCGGTTCAGATCGGTCTGTATGCGTCCAACACCGCGTCTTTCGCAGCGGCTGCTGGTAACCAGATCGGCGCGTTAACTGCCGTGCCTGTGTTCACCTACGCAGCGGCTGTTGCGGCTTCTATTCCGTGGGAAATCGAAGCGGAACTTTCAGGCGATAACGTATCCAAAGCTCTTACGGGCGTGTTCCAAGGGTACGAAGGTTTGGGACCCAACGGCGGAACCAACGTTCCAGTGGCCCGCGCCATCATCACTAACCCGCTCACCACAGCCAACTACGCGGCTGAACCCCCGGTTCAGTTTGCAGTCGGTGTTGTTTCGGCAGCCGCCAACAACCTTAGCGGTGCGACCGTAACTCTGACTCAGTTCCTTCTCGAAGCCTAATCAACCAATTAAAAGAGTGTGGGTGAAATCCCCACAACGTAACCCGAAGGGGCGGCTCACCCCGCCCCGTTTCGGTCTAAGGAGGAACCGTGCCACTAAGTAAAAAACAACTTCGGTGGGCGAACTCTCCATCTGGAGTCAAAGCACTCGGAAAAGAAAAAGTAAAAGAGTGGGATCAAGAAGCCAAGGGTAAAAACTTGCCTGAGAAAGCAACACCCGGCCGCGTTCTTCGTGAAGCCGATTTTAGAGCCAGATCGAAGAAGACCTAACATGCCGGATAACGATTTTGTCAAACGCGCCTTAGCTTCTGCTAAGAACACACTGGCTGATGCCAACAGATTTCAAGCGTCCGTTCGTGGACCCGAAAGACCGTCTCCTAAACCTGCCGCTCCTGCTTCTCCCGCTCCATCAAATGGAATCGGAAAAGAAGCAAGCGATGCCGCCGCTGGAATCAAGTATCGCGGCGAACAGGCGAAAGCCCTTGGAAGTTTCAAAAAGGGCGGAACGGTTCCAAAAACAGGTTTATATGAATTACATAAGGATGAAAAAGTGATTCCCGCAAAAGATAACAAAGAAGCAAAGCCCGCGATGAAGTCCGAAGCCAAGCCAGAAATGAAGAAAGCCGTGATGGACAAAGCAACCTCCGGTCTGGGTGGCAGCAAGAAGCCGAAGCACGGAATCAAGCATACACACATCGAGCACCACTCCGATGGTTCACACACTGTGAAGCACCAGATGCACACCCGTCCGGATAAGGTCGGAATGGACGATAACGAAAACAGTTACGCTGTGAAAGATGGCGGCGATCTGGTTGAGAAACTAAAGCAGATGCTCGGCGCGGGCGAAGCGGCTCCAGCAGCCCCGGCCCCGTCAAGCGCAGCACCGGCCCCCGCAGCCGCCGCACCTTCAATGCCCTAAGAGGAGACATGGCGTACAACCCGTTTGATTTCGACAAGCTCTACCAGGAAGCAAAAGGCGCTGCCGAAAAGACGGGTTCTACGGACTGGCTCAAATACGGCTACAACGATCCGAAAGTTTGGGAAGAGGAGTTCCGCCGAGGCCAGCAAGACCTTTACTGGCTATGTACGGACCTTCTCGGGTTATCTCTCGTTGACGAAACCCACCGGCCAATCACGGATGATTTTTTCGTAAAAAAGAACCCATACATCGAAGCGAAGAACTGGAAAGACGCGGTAGCGAAGCAGAGCACAATCAAGAACCGCCTACTTCTTTATCCGCGCGGCACATTCAAATCCTCCATTGACATGGCGGATGCGATTCAGTGGATCATCTGCTTTCCGAACATTCGCGTTTTCTACATGACGGCGGAAGAAGGATTGGCTGCCGATTTCGTTCGGCAAACCAAGTCCCACTTCCAAGTCGAAGACGACAAACAACTCACTCGATTTCAAATGTTGTACTTCGCCCATTGTGTACCGGCGAAGAAAAAAGAGTCCGAGTTTGAATTCATGTCTCGGTCTCGCAAAGAACAGCAACCCCAACCTACTCTGCTGGCCCTGTCCCTGGGAATGAGCACCGCAGGTAAACACGCCGACGTAGGTAAGTTCGATGATTGCGTCAGTAACACGAACTCCGGTCCTAAAGCCAACGAAGAGTCGCGCAAGAAAGTTACTGCTGAAATTAAGCTTGCTCGTCCAATTGTCGATCTGTACGGCTACCGTGATTATGTGGGTACTCCGTATGACATTTCGGATGCTTACTCATCGCTGGAAGAAACAATCGTAGACCTGAAGGTGCTGAAAGCAGCCGCCTGGGTTCTAAAGAAATCCGCATGGAATAAGCAGCTCGACCAGATCACGCAAGACGATATCGCGAGCCTTTTGTTTGAGAAAGATGGCGACGGCGTTGAACGGTTGTCTTTTAAGAACCTAAAAACCGAACTCAACGTAGATGCCTACATTTTCAGTTGCCAGTACCTCATCAACCCGACTCTAACCAAGGTCGTGAAGTTCACTAAGGAAATGATCGAAGCGGTGATTATTCCGCACGAGCAGTTCCCACAACCTGGAACCTATTTTGTCGGAATGGCATGGGACTTCGCAAAAACCGATAATCCGGACAGTGACCGTTCATCGGGCGGCGTAGCGTTCTTTACAGACAAAGGACCATACGCCGGTCGGATGTACATAGCCGCGATTAAACTCGGTCGGTACAGCAAGTCCGATCTGCCCCACCAGTTTGCAGGTTTAGCGGTTCAGTGGCGTCCGCTAGAAAAATTAAGCGTCGAAAAATCTCCAGGAGCTGATTTCTTAGAGAACGATATTCTCCGAGCATTGGCCAAGGTCGGATACCACGACTGTCCGCCTATCGAATGGTTCCCCGTCGATAACCAAAAAGGCGCTAAGAACGCCCGCGCGGAAGGAACTGAAAATCTCTTTCTGAATAACCAAATCTTCTTCTCGGATCAGATTCCGAAAGAAGTAATGAATCAAGTCATTCGGGAGTTCGTTCAGTTCAAAGCCGGAACCAACCGTAAAGATGATTCGGTGGACATGATTGGCCATCTTCGCCGATTCTTGCCGAAAGACATAACTATTCCGCAAACGGAACAAGAAAAAGTCACGGCGGCTTGGGACGTGTTGGCGCAAAAGCAAAGAAGCGAGCGCCAGTTCGGGCACCGCGAGAATCCGCTAAACGAGACTGGCCAGCACTGGAAAACAGACGGCTACGATCTTCCGAAAGAAGTCGTGGTCCCGCCTCCCACTCACTGGGAAGGGATGCCGATTATAAAAAATTACGACGAGCAGTTACTAGGAACGTGATTACACGCTCCCAAGAGGAACAATGGAACAAACACAGCAAGTCACTATACCGCAGTTCACGCTTTACGGATTACTCGGGTGCCCGCACTGCTCCCAAGCGGAGACATTCTTGCGAGCCCGAAATATTCCCGCCCTTCTAGTAATTGCCAACAACGATCCGATCATCATTAAAGGAATTAAGGAAGTCACCGGCCAAGAAAACTATCCCGTACTTTGGCACCGAGCCAGCAACGAGATAGTGATTGGATTCAATCAGGAAGCGTATGAACGACTTGCTAAAAATCATTTTGATCTCGTTGGCGCAAACTCAAGCGGTCTATTTGGCGGTGGACAGCAGCCTAGCCCACAAGCTCAAGTCCCGCCTGCCGAAGCTACCAAATCTTCTTAAAGAGTTGTGGGATTGCCCCGTATGCACGGGATTTTGGATTTCGCTCATTCTTTGTAAGGGCGACATCTATCAAACGTTGGCCGTAGGTTTTCTAGGCAGCGTCTTTTACGAATTGAAGAAGAAATACGCACCTTGTGAACAATGCACAAATAAAGCGGATTTCTCAGGAATAAAGATCACTCGATAATGGCCCACGTCACGCCCGATCCAGCAAATCCTAATCAGCAGCCGGAAGTAAGCCAATTTAAAAGTCCTAGCGAAGTAACTAAGGACGGCGCACTTCAACTCTGCGTGAACGATACGATCAACACAGAGGCTTGGCTGCAAACAAATTATTGGACGCTGCGGTGGCGCGAAGCCGATGGGCTGTATCAATCCCCACCGTCTATCCGGATGTGGGAGCAAACTACGGTCCCCCGTTCCAATGTGAACCGGTTCGTAGTCGCCGAAACAGTTAACTCCATCCACCCCCAGGTGATGAACGGTCTGTTTTACGAAACACCGGCCTTCATTCTGCGACCACGCCCGTCCAGAAGCGAAAACATAACCCGAGCGATCCGGTCGCTGATTTCAATCGAACAAGATGAGATGGGTTTCCGCCAAGAAACCGATTGGGGCCTTTTCTCGGCCCTGAACTTTGGCACTGGTATTTGGAAGTGGGGCTTTGAAAGCTTTGTCAAAAAAGAAACGAAATATGAACCGTTGGAGAAGGGGGTTAAGATTGCCGCCCTCCCAGTCCCCGGAGCCGAACCCACGGTTATCGAAACCAAAGACTCCCAAACGTACAAAAAAGTAGAAAAAGACAAACAGGTTCATCGCACCACATTTGAAGCAAAAGATATCCGGTTCACACTCGTCGATCCGGGACTAAAAGTCCCTGACATTCGCAAAGCGAAGTTTGTTATCGACAAAATGTATCTGACGTACAAAGACCTCATTAAGTTGAAGGATGAAGAGTACGTCACCACCGAAAACGGCAAACAGGTACTGAAAAAGCGGTACGACCTCCCGAGCGAAGCCACGATTAAATCTTGGTTCGAGAGGCCCAAGGAAGCTGCGACGGTCGGTGGAAGCACCGAAATGATGGGGAGCCAGGGAACCACCCAGGTCCATCACGCGAAGCCTCAGTTTGAAGCATCTACTGCGGATCCACTCGATGAACCGCTGGAAGTTCTGGAACGCTGGGACAACGACAAAGTAATCACCGTTCTCCAGCGCGTCAAGGTAATCCGTAATGAGCCAAACGAGTTCGGATGTATTCCATTCCTTAGTGTCAACTGGTGGAACATACCTAACGCTTTTTGGGGTCTGGGTCTTGGTCGCGTTATCGGGGTCGAACAACGTGTTCAAGCCGGTCTCATCAACGCCTGCCTGGATTTGGCTGATCTCATTGTCAATCCTATGTTCGTTCGCTCTCGCGGGGCTAACGTTCAGGAACAACAAATCAGACAACGAATCGGCGGGATTATCGCGGTAGACGGCGACACCACTAAGGCTCTGACCTTAATGCAGCAGCCGAACATTCCTGCGGAAGTCGTACAGCAAATCGCTCTCTCCCAGAGCCGGGTCGAAATGACCTCGGGCGCAAACCAGCAACTTACGATGGGCGCTTCCACCACTCGTGGCGGCGCAATGCGTACCGGCACGGGCGCAGCGGGCGTCATCCAAGCCACGATGAACCGCATCGGTGGATTCGCCGAAGCGTTTGTGCGCCAAGTCTACGAGCCCTTGATTTACAAAATGCATACTCTCAACAAAGAGAAGATGCCGATGGCGTATATCAAGCAACTTCTCGGCGAGCATTTTGGAAAAGAATGGGCGACTTTTGATTCCGGCGATTTCCTGAATTCGCCTGCGGAATTTGAAGTATTGGCCGGGTCCCACCTAGCCGCGAAATCTCAGATGGCGCAGTCACTCTTTATGATGCTGCAGCTATTCGAGAATCAACCGCTGATGAAACAGTTGAACGAAGTGAACCAGAAGAAAGTGAACGTGGAAGAACTCTTCCACATGGTTCACGACATCTCAGGCTGGAAGAACTACTACAGCATTATTGAAGATATGAGTGCGGAAGAAATTCAGCGTCTGCAAGCTAACTCGCCTGCCGCTCAAATGCAAATGAAGGCGCAAATAGACCAGCAAGCGGACGCCCGCAAGATGCAAGAGAGCCAACAGCTAATTGACCAGGAAAACGAAGCCAGAGCGGTTCGAGACATCTTCCGAGTCATCGCAGAAAAATCCGCCGAACCAGAAGCCCTTCTAGGTGCTAACGCGCCAACGATGGGCCTCGGTTCCGGCCAGATGGTTGGATAAGGAGTACTTCACAAAGTGAATGGATCCGAGGCATTCGCCCGACCCCAACAAACCGACCCACGCCTAATGTTCAGCCCTCCGAGTGAGCTAACCGACTCCGAGAAGATGGATTTGATGGCAGGGGATCAGTCCCCCTACGCACGCGCTTTAGACAAGCTGATGAAGCTTGAAATCGTCAAAGCTCGAAACGCCGCTATGGAGTGCGACCCCACGGAAGAGAAGAAACAAACCACATCCATGACTATCGCCCATGCGATGAACGAGTTCTACAAAAGTCTTCGCGGCCAAGTCACTTTTGAAAAACAGAATCATCTTGCCGATGTCCGTTTGAAAGTCGCACAAGAAGAATTACAAGATCAAGAAGTGATCGAAGCAATCATTCTCGATCAAAGATAACACAAATCAAACACTACAAGTAAACCGCTCACTACAAACACTCTTTGTACTGAACAGGCCACTTGTATCGAACCACGCGCCGATTAAGCGCAAGGAGCAAGTATGTCCGAAGCAGTAGCTACGCCTAAATCCAAGTATTGGAATGAAGATAAAAAGAAGTTTGTAATCCAGACTCAGTTGACCGACAACAACGGCCTCCCAGTCGGCCCTCTGCAGTACTTTGAAGCTGACACACTCGAAGACTTGCTGGAAAAGAAAGATGCTGCCCACCGAAACGCGGCAGTGAAGCTTTACGAAACCCGCAGGGCAGCCAAGCTCGGCGAAATGCTGGAACCCGAACCGGAAGAAGAACCGCTTTATTCCTACGAGGAGCGGCCACTTACCGCCGATGAGCGGATCAAGATAGAAAAACTCTTGAGAGACCCCGCTACGGTGGCAGAAGGACAAAAACTCCTTCTCGAAGCCCAGCTCGGAGCCCCGCTAGACGTAGTTCGCGGAAAACTCCGGGACATTGATATTGATAAGCGTGTAGGAAAGATCCAACAGGCGGTTAGAGAATTCATCGCCGCCACCCCACAGTATGTGGAATGCGAGTCCAACCGAGATCACATCCAGAAATGGATGGAGAAAAACAATCGGCGCTGGACCGCACAAAACTTGAGATTAGCTTTTGAAGACTTAGCCGCTGACGATTTGTTAGTGCTACAGGCTCCAAAAGCGGAAACACCAGTATCACCGGCAGCACCCGCTGCCGCCGCACCTGCTACGGTTCCGACGATCTCGGAACCGGCGACAAATTCGGCCCCGGCGATCCCGAGCGAGCCTACAGAAGTGCGACCACAGCAATCGTCATCCGGATTGGGACGAGGTAATTCCAGCGCAGTACCTGGAGCGACCGCGCCCAAGACCGCTGGGATTACTCACAGAGATATCAACAAAATGAGCGCGGCAGAGTACGAAGCGAAGTTGAAAGACCCTGACTTCCGCAAAGCAGTTGAAGAACTCTACGCGAAGAAAAAATAGATATCTCGGATCGTACAAATAAACAGAATTAAAAGGTAGTACAATGGCCGGATTTAATCCAGCTTCAAACACTACTTCCAACTTACCGCAATCGCGAGTAATTTACTACGATTAAACAACGCTTGTCGTAGATCAAACCAACTGAAAGAAGAAGCGTTTTATTGAGAATTTGAAAGCGCAGACTCCTTTCGTTCGTTGTGCAGAACGTCGGGAACTCCCTCTCAATTCCGGTAATCAGTTGGAACTATTCATGTAGACCTACAGTTATGCATGAATTAAAAATCTTGCTATATCGGTGGATCTCTGATACAATCATTATCAGACAATACCGAGGAAATATCTAAAATGGAAAAACATTTATGGTCGTATCTGGCCGGGATAGTCGATGGAGAAGGAACTATTTGCGCTAACAAAAGAGCGCAAGGAGACTTTCAACTCCAAGTAGCGATTTACAATACATCTCTCTTCCTGATGAAGTGGTTGGTTAAAAATGTCGGGGGGCGGTTTTACGTTCGATCCCTAATCGGATACGGCGGAAAACCGGGGCGTACCCAGTATATGTGGATGCCCGCAGGCAAGAAGAACCGAGAGAATTTTCTACTCGCAATTGTTCCATACCTGCTAATGAAAAGAGAACAAGCCATTCTTGCGTTAGAGTTTTTGCGGCTACCTTATGGTAGTCCTCAGAAACGCCAAGAACTGGCCAATAAAATTCGCCTACTGAATCGACAAGATAACTCCGTAGAGACTAATACGCAAGACCTTCGGGAAACCGAAGAGAAGATAGAGTCCGAGCTTACGGGTGACCGTAAGAGTGATCCTGTGGTGACACAGGAAGCCTCGCTTTAAACCCTAAACACAACTAATAACACATTTGGCGCGAACACCGCCCAAGTGTCCGAAGGCACGGTGCCCACGGGCATCAGCGCGTCAGTCGGAACTACGACTGCCACGATAGGTGAGTACGCGGACTACGCGAACTTCTCCAGCCTTTCCCTCGCTACCGCAATCGACCCGGTTGTTGAAAACGTCGGTCGCGAACTTTCGTATCGCCTTGGACAGTCTCTGTCCGCGATCACCCGTGCGGTTGCTGACGGCGCTTCCAGCGTTGACAGCTCCGTGTCGGTCAAGATCACTGGTGGTACTTCGTTGGCTCTCGCCAACATTCGCGCTCAGGTCCAGTCTCTGGCTGGCCGCGCAGTGCAGCCCTTCAACGAAGCGGAAGCACTTTTCGCAGGCGTCATTCACCCGTTCGCCGTTGGCGACCTCTTGAACGATTCCAGCAACAACTCAGCAATCGACGTACTGAAGCACACCGTGCCTGGACTCCAGCGCATGGATGATTTGGTCTCGGTTGACCTCGCGGACACGCTGGAGTTCCCAGCATCTGGTGTCGCGTTCTTCCAGTCGAACTTGGTTACGCTCACAACGGCGTATCAGGGTTCGGCGGCTTCGGTGGTTGCGTACCGTACCTACATCTTCGGTAAAGACGGAGTCATAGCGATTCGCCTAGGCGGACGTGGTGACAATGCAATCGAAGACGGTAACTGGCGGAACATTAAAACTCGGTGTTCCTAAAATCTTCTCTGATTGACTCGAACCCTGAAATGGCAACGAGGCGCAAGCGAGAAATCGCAGCGTGAGAGACTAAGCGAGAAGACGCCGCAAGGCGATGCAATAGTCCGAACATACAGGAATAAAAACTGTATGAGCTAAACAGAAATGATTTAGCATTGTTCTTTCTTAGAACAAGTTAACAGCAGGCGAATGTAACATTGTCCAAAATGCTCCTCTGAGCGTGGCGGACCCATCCGGACTAATTCCGGGCTGGACCTCGTATCGTGTACACTACACGGCGAGCCTCCCTCCCGACACTACGATGAGGCTTCGATACATCGACGCTACGTCGGCAATTAGCTAACGTTATTGTTTAAACAACCCATCGAGGGGGCGGTTTCTAGGGCCGCCCCTGACATGGCTTTTTCTGAAACTTTCCTACACATGACCAGAAAATCTTCAACAGATTTCTTTCCTTTAGCTTTGTTGCAAGACCCGCAGCAAGAGACGCAGTTTTCAGGACTGTAGCCCAAAGAGCTATCTTTCCGATCTATTCCGTTGTAAGTGTAAGAACCTTTGCAGCTAACGTTCCGCGAGACTTGTTTTGGTTCAACCCCGCAATAGAAACAATTTCCTTTTGTCAGCGCCCTGAACTCATCAACAGTTAGGTTGAACGTAAGACTTCTATCCATCACCGCGTGCCACTCATAAGAAGCGTATAGCTGGTTCAACGCAGCTTCGCCGGGTGCCAAGGTGTTTAAGATAGCAAGTCGCGCTGCTTTCTTTTTATTCATCTCTCGGCGTATGCAACCACAACTTTGTATTCTCTTGCCCGTGATGCTCTTTCCTCGGATGATGGAGTACAAACCATCGCACGAGCACTGGCATATCCAAAAGGTGTTCTTGGCGATCACACACGCCCGTTGGACTACAGTAAGCCGACCCGATACAAGGCCATCCAGTTGTAATTTCTTATGCATTTAGTTTATCGGAGAGGGCGTTAATACAGTCGTAGCACAAACCTTCTTTGTGTGACTGTTTCATTTGACGGTACACGTCTTCACTAGCTCTTAGCAATTTTACAAGGAACTCTTCGGTTCCTGATTCACTTCCGTCCCATGCCATGTCCCGAGCTAGTGCTTCAATGATGCTAGTTCTTACGGCCACTTTGTTCACCTCATAGATAGTATACCAAATGGAGCCTTGAATTGTCAAGCCTCAAATACACAAATAGATGCATTTATTGCGGTACTGGAATCCCGTCCGATATCGGTCTGCGGTGCGCTAAATGCGACGCAATTCAGGTCGCTCAAAAAGGCCATCAGTACACTCGGTCAGGTAACGCTATAAAAGATTACGACCGCGAGTTCAGCTACGACCAAGACACGATTGAACCTGAAGTAGCACAAATAATGAATCAGGCTGAAGAAAGAAGTCTCAGCCAATCTTCGCAAAAAGCGAAGGAAGAGTTTCTTCGCCTCTACGAACAGAACGTAGAATCCCGAAAGCAGTTTCGGTGGGCGAACCAGGAAGAGTTACAAACTAAACGTGAAGGCCGAATCCTTCCTATGAACGACTTTATGCGCCTACTTCAATCGGCGCTGCCGTCCGGATCCCGAGCTTGGTATACGGACAAAGGTGGGATGGCGAACACACTTGGTTTATATGTGAACCATCCGGGGTTTTTTCCCGCTTGCACCCATGAGCGCGGCACCCCGCATTACGTTGGATTTGTCCAGGTTCCTTTAATGCAGGAGTTCGAGGAACTTCACTTTGACCGCTACAACGTTCCGCTCGGTTCCAAACGCCGGGGGTGGCGAACGGTTTTGCTGAAACTCATCGAGTCAGGAATCTTGACCGAGAGCGCAGCGCACGCCGCATTCGGAGCGCCGGAACCAAACGCATTCAGTAGACGTTATTACGAGTACTTGAAGTTCATAAGAACTCGACCCACAGAAGTACAACAAGTAGATACCACAAACACTACCCCGCAATTAACGGGAAAAGGAAAATAGAATGGCTAAAGATACACCCAAATCAGAATTCGACAATACCGAGACGCTAGACGCATTTTCTAAAAATCTCGAAACCAAGACCAACGCTCAGTTGGCCGAAGACTTGCTTGCTACAGACCGCGAAATGAAAGAACTTGATTTGGAAATCAAGCGCGAGCAGGTAGCCAAGATCAAAGCGGCTCGTTCCGCTAAGTTGGAAGAAGCCCGCTCCAAGAATCTAGCCGTTCTGCAGTTCTTGGCCCAGCGAGAGGCTATCTTCAAGAATTGCAACCACCGCAAGGGCGGGATCGGTGCCGAATCCGTAATGCGCGGGCAGGGAACTGACGCGATGTTCGCGGTAGCCAAGCATAAACTCCCGAACGGTCGCTATTTCGTTCTTTGTATGCGGTGCGGCCATGAGTGGCACCCCGGCTTTCCTCTTCTGGGGCAAAAAGAAACCCCTGGTTACCAGGAAGCCATCAACTATCCTACGGACAACTCTCCGTCCGGTTCGTCAACATTTCTGTTTGAACGTACCGATGCACTTGCAGAACGGAGCGCGTAATGACTAAATCCGTCAAACAAATGACCGCTTCGGAGTACAAAGAGTGGCTGCTAAACAATCCCGAAGAAGCAAAGAAACTAGACGAAGCCCATGCCCCGAAGGTAGCCACCCCTTCGGGACTTTGGCGAAACGGTGTGTGGGTTAACTTGGAGCCGAAAGAATAGAAAGTAGTTCACTTGTGAAGTACTACACGCCCGCTTTCTTGTGAATCCCCCGCGTGTTGTGCCCCGCTCCTCGGTGTCCGCTATTTCCGTTCGATAAAGACGGTGAAGAGATCGCTTTAATTTGTGATTGGCAGGCAGGGCATCGCTTGTCACTCTCATGCGGAAGGCGGGCGAACTCTTTTCCACAGATGATGCATTTGTACTTCTTTAGCAGGGCGTCTAAGGTCTGCTGAAGTCTGGTCAGTTTTTGCTCAAAAGACGCAACCCGCGCGTCGAGAGCTGAGACCTGGGCTAAGATTTGATCGTTAGTGATTCGGGTGCGTTTGAACCAGCCAAACATAGAACAATAGAGTAGCACAAATAGAGCGAAAATGCAATTAGCATACCGCATACCCCCAAACCGAGCCCAAGCAGGAACCCGAGCCGCTAAGTGGATCAATCCGGATAAGAACGAAATCCTGATACCAAATGCGGAAGCTGCCCATTCCCAAATAAAGGCACTGGAAAAGGCACTAACACCTGGGATTTCTAAAAATCGTCGCGCAGAGCTATTAATAGCCCGTGCCATGATTTTTGAGGCTCTAGGTACCCCTGACATGTTAAAAGCTGCTGTGGAAGCCTGGGATTGCACTAAAACCGCAATCACAGCGCATCTGATGGCCGTTGCCTACCATCACCTCGGGGATATCCCTAAAGCGTGTGATTTTTACTACAAAGCCCACGCCTACCCCCACGAGGCCGGATTCAGTATCGACCTAGCCTACACCCAAGCTTTGTTGTTCCAAGGTCGGTGGACCGAGGCACACAAAGAAACCCTGAAACTCAAAAAGCGGATGGTCTATGCCGCCTATTTGCCCGAGTGGAATCGGCAGCCTTGTAAGGAACTGTCGTTAATCTCAGAAGGCGGGTTCGGTGACTTGATTCATTGCGGTCGCTGGATACCGGAACTGACAAAAATGGTAGACAAGTTAACCATCTACTTGCCGCCATACTTTTTCGAGTCGGGGTTTGTTGATCTTTTCAAAAGGCAATCTTGGTGCCCGGAAATCCGTTTACTAACTGAAGTACCGCAGAAAGTCCCCGCAGTCGGATTCTTTGATTTGCCCGCCGTGTTCAATGTGCAACCGGACGATATTCCGGAACCGCTCACGTTTGAACCGGATCCCGAGCGAGTAAAGAAATACGCCGATCTGAAAGACAACGGCCTCCCGCAATTGGGCATGTGCTGGTACGCAAAACAACAAGAAACACCTCTCGTCGCGGCAGGGATTTATCGAGCCCTTACGAATCAGCAGGCCGATAAAATCATTGCCAGCACGATAGGGAAGTACCGGCTCGTAAAGTTACAGACCGAACCCGACGATCTTCTCCCGATGGCGCGGCCAACTATTGAGAACTGGGAAGATACATGCGCCCTGATTTCTCAACTTGATGCTGTAGTGAGCGTCGATACCGCTGTGATGCACCTCGCAGCCTCGATGGGCAAGCCCACCTACGTTGCTTTGAGTGGTGCCCTGGACTGGAAGTTTGGTTTAGAAGATACACGAACCGCTTGGTATCCCACGGCTCGCCTGTTTAAGAATCACGGATTTGGATTTGAGAATTCCGTGAACAAGCTTATTGAGTTTCTGAATGCCGAATAGCACTACTACAATTGGTTCAGTTGTTTCATATACAAAAACGTTTCCCGATATAGCGGATGTTGTCCAGAGCACATCTGCGGGAAATTCATTGCAGCCCGCCCTGGTCATAGCTTGTGATGTTATGACTGAAATGATTTCCCAGGCGTTCAACTGGAAATTCAACAGAATGAACCCCGGAAACCAGTTTCCGTATTTCTACACAAACGGTTTCCAACAGGACTACGCGATTCCAGGACTCGTAAACCTTGGCTGGATCGAGCACGGCGAGCTGGTTGACATCAACAACACCGCGATTCCTAAACCGGTGTGGCCTCTTGAAGTAGTCCGCGACCTCCCGAGAACGTCCACCCAATACGGGCGTCCGGGACAGATTTGCTGGTTTCCGAATGACCAACTTTATTACGCAACATGGGGCGCGGCCAACACAGGCAACGCTACCATCGGTCTGAACCCTGGTCCGAACATGGTGATTGGCCCCCTGCTCGGCGTGTACGCTGCACCGATCAATCCGATTCTGCAAGTTCAGGATGCTTTTGGAAACTTCTGGGTCGTGACCACCTTCGGAACTACGGGCGCAGTCAACCCATTCGCGTCCAACCTCAACCCGGTCTATCCTACCTCTCAAAATCCCAACCAAACCGCAACCACAGTTACTGACGGCTCCGTAGTATGGACTGCGGTAAATCCCAAAGGCATGGGGATTCGCTGCTACCCAACCCCGCCTCAAACTGGGATTGTTTATCAGTTCTCCCTCACCGGGCAGTGGCGGGCTTTTTCATTCACGAATCAGAACGGAGCACAAGGCGGGCCGTTCACTAATTTCAACCAGACCATCGAGCCTATTCCGGATGACTTCGCGAAATATTTCCGCGACGGGTTCGTAGCTCTTACCTACGCGCACGCCGCCGATCCGCGCAAACGAGCGAAGTACCAGGATATGTACTCAAACTGGCAGAAATCTCTCGTCAATGCTCGCCAGCAAGCCGACCGCGAGCGGGAGAACGCCGGATTCTATCCAGGTTCCACGATCATGTCCGACAACTCATGGAATTATGTCGGGCCTGCATACCCGTTTGGCTACTAATGAACGCGACGTTCACAACTGAACAGGTCACTTACATTCAGCCGCCACCAGCGGGATCGGTTCAAGAAATCATCCCGAACCAAGCATTGCAAAACGTGGTGTTTGTGGTTTCTTCAGAGTTGGACAATCCCGGAACTATTCCACCAGCGGTTTCGGACTCTTTTCCATACGGAGTCCAAGACGTTTACTTAGTGAACCAGAAACTGACCCAGGCGTTCCCAGTAAATGCACCGCCAACCCCATGAGCGAACTAACCGTAACAATCAACTCAACCGTGGCCGTCGCCCCGCAAAGCCCTGCCCCTGGAGAACTTTACGCTTGGGATGAATTCTATGGAGTGCCCGCAATCACGCAACCGGTGGTCAGTTCACAAATTGAGAACCCGAACCCAAGTCCGTATCCGCCACTGAGCTAGGAGATTTTGTGAAGACACGCAAAAGTCATAAAAAAGATCACTGGCCTCCGAAGTGGAAACCAGGATGGGCCGCTTACATCGAGCGGATGCGGTTATACGAACAAAGAATTATCGCTTACTACCAACGATGATCCACGTAGAAATAGACGCCCAGCAATTAAATCCGCAGCCGAACCCGACACCGGTTATTCCGGCCAACGGGGTCTCGACTGCTCCGTTCGTTGAATCTTCGGTTCTGGATAATCCAGGAGTCAACCCCGCAGGGCCGACAAGTTCACCAAACGTCGCCCCGAGCACTCAGGATCCGGCGCTAATCATCACGACAGCGGACGCGCGAGCAACTTACCAATGGCCGGATGGTTCATGGCGACCGTATCCCGTGGATTTAACCTCAGAAAATCTAGCTTACGGAACCGGGCCGCTTTACCAGAACGCAGGCGGATTTGGTTCAGTGAACAATCCCGGAACGAATCAATCCAGCCCGTTCAATCCAGCGGTAGCACAAAGATGATCGTTTTAACTGGAACTCAAAAAACCCTGCAAAGCGCCGAGAATTTAGTTCCGTTACCCACGACTGGCCCAACCGCTCAAGTTTTCTCAGAAGGCGATTCAGTTACACAATTGCAGACGGTTACAACATCCCAGATTTATCAAGATCAATCCGTGAGCGTCACGGACGGAACAACCGCCGATCCAGCGGCAACTTATGTCGGAACAAATGGCGGCACTCCGATGTTCGCAATTAAAAACCCGAACGGGTCGAATCCACCAAACCTAAACAGCCCGTTAGAAGCACCAGCTGTTGAGGGAAGTGATTACCAGGGGTTCGATACTAACGGGAAAGTTCGTCAAGGACTTCTCGGGGCGCTGTAGGCCACATCTTGTTGCAACGGCGACAAGTAAGCCTTATACCTCGCTCTGGGGCAGAAACGAAACTCCGGTATTTCTTATACTCTTCCGCCACAAGCCAGCCTTTACCGTGAAAGCACGGTCTGCTGTTTAGCCAGTTGTTTATTTGCCACAGTTTAAAGCGGAACCATTTCAGCATATTTATAGGATACCACAAGAATGGCATTAAGTCAACCTATTTTTCACATGGTCAGACATGGCCGAACCCGAGGCAACGAAAAAAATATCTACCGTGGCTGGTCGAATGAAGAGTTCGCTCAACTGGATGAAAACGGAAAACAGGACGCTAAAGACGCCGGAATCTATCTGAAAGGTCTGGGAGTCGATTCGCCCGTCATCATCGCAGACGATCTCTCGCGTATTCAAGAAACTGCCAAGATTATAGCCGACATTTTAGGCGTCAAAGAAATCATCACCGACAAACGGCTCCGTCCAGTAGATGTTGGCGACTTCACAGGGAAAAGCAAAACCGCACATCCGCTTGATGAGTTCATGGAGCACCCCGAGAAGAAGATTCCGGGCGGCGAATCTCTAAACACTTTCAACAAACGCCAAGCCAAGGTTTTTGCGGACATCACGGAAGCAGTCACTTCAGTTAGTAAACAGCTTAAACGGCCCGTATCTTTCATCGTGATTGGTCACGGTTCCAACACCTCATTCCTATACCACCATGTAAACAAAGGTGGGAAAGAAGTTGGCTACGAAGGAATGACCGAACCGGGCGGAATCCTGACTTTCACAAAGTCCGGGATCGAGCCGATTTTCAAAAAGCGCGACAAAAAAGACGCCGAACGCCCGAGATACCCAGAAGATCATGTACCGGGGATGGTAGTTCCAAAGGGCGGATCAAGTTGCGCGAAGTGTGAATATCTCGGCGACGATAAAAAGACCTGCACAAACGAGTACTTCATTAAGTGGAATGGCTCTGAACTGATTCCCGCTCCGATAGACGAATACTGCTCAGACTGGTTCGACTGGCACAAAGATAAAAAGGAAGAATAAGTGGCAACCACAGTCACGGTAGCTCAGTCAGTAGGCTATGCCCAAACGTTTGGCGGGTATCGCCCTCTGACCGTAGGAACAAACAGCGATCCAGCTATCACGGCTGCGAATATCGTGTTGCAAACGATTATCGGCCCTCCGTTCATTTTCAACTGGAACAGGGGCTCGGTAACTCTTAATGCGACTGCGGGAGCGCAAGATTACGCGACCTCTGCCGCAACCTTTGGGTTCATTGAAAAAGCCAGTTACAAAATTCCCGCCGCGACAATCACCAACACAGTGGCTACCGGTGGAGTTGCAACTTACACGTCCACGAACACTTTCCGTCCAGGCGACTTAGTTTCGGTAGTCGGAACCACAAACGGTGGCGGCGTTTTTAACATCACTAACCAGCCCGTCAACTCAGCTACAGGTTCTCAGTTCACCGTTCTCTTGAATCAAACCGTTGGCAGCGCAGTCGATACAGGCACTGCAGTAGTAGGCACGACTACAGAAATCTCCGAAGTTTTGAGCGTCATCGGCACCGGCAGTGAGCTTGGCTCGCCTGCGAAGATTTCCGCCCAGATTGACGACAACGCTGGAAACATCACGTTCCGCCTACTCCCGATTCCGGATCGCAGCTACACCGTCGAAGTTATTTTCCAAAAACGGGTGCCCGCGCTTATCACCACTACAGCCCAAACATGGGCACCGATCCCTGACCACTATTCCTACATTTATCAGTGGGGATTTGTCGCGCTGATGATGGCCTACAACAACGACAGCCGTTGGCAAGCCGCCAGTCAGAAGTTTGTTTCCGCACTACTCGGAGTGGCTGAAGGACTTGAAGAATCCGAGAAGAACATATTCCAGGCCGCGTGGCTCAACACCATGACGGAGCAACAATCCGTAAATCTTAAAACCTCCCAAGGTGTACAGGAACGGCAAGCACTGTAATGACTACCGTACTCCAGGCCGCTGGCGCAAAAGACGAAAAAGATAGTCGTTGGAGTCCGATCTTTACAAATCGGTTCTTCCTCGGAATTGTCACAAATCGTAATCCGCTGCGTTCACCAACCGGAGTAATTTATGAAAAATATTACCAGCTCGGTGGCACGGACGCACTGATTGATGGCCAGAACGTAGAAGTCTCGGAAAGACTGACGATCTGCCGCCGTCCGGGAAATACGGCGGGTCTTACACCATACATTTCTTCCTCCGTTGTACCCGGAGTCATTGATTCATTTTATTCCTTCCACGAACTAGGTGGAACAATCCGCGTTTTTGCCGACACACCGACTGCGATTTATTTAGTCGGTGGTTACACGAACGGAAACGGAACCGCGTCCCAGGGTGTGATTCCGATCTTCACGAAAACGGGAACCGTCACACAAACTTTTTTTCAAGGCGTAGGCCAGTCCCTTTATTTCAGCGATACGGTCGAACAGCAAAAATGGCTGGACTTCGGAATCGGAAATCCCGGCAACAGTTTCACCACGATCACGAATACCTCGCTGACCGCCAATGTTGCAACGATTACGTCTCAGAATAACTTCGCGGTTGGCCAAACCGTAGTCATTTCTCAAACCACAAACGGTGGCGGCGCTTTTAACGGCACATTCACGATCACGCAAGCGAACACTACTCAGTTCCAGTTCAGCCTTACTCATGCGGACATCGCAAGCGCAGCGGATACAGGTTTCGCGAATGCTACTTGGAATTGGGGAATCACGGCTCCCGGAGTTGCCCCGACTTTAAATATCGTCGCGTCAGGTGCTGCAGCCGTAGTTTGGCAAGCCAGCACCGTTTACTCCACGATGGGGTTGATCCACGACAACGTAACCGGCACCGCGCAGCAACTAATTTCCGTTAATGCGGACGGTTCAAATCCGAATTCGCAGTACGGTACGTCGGGCAACGGTGAGCCTCCGTGGAATCAAAACCCCGGTGGAACCACGCTGGACACCACAGGCGGTGGAACCATCACTTGGACGAACTGGGGTCCAATCGCAAGTTGGGGTGCGGGAAAAGTTTTTAATAACAACGCGGTCGGAGGCACCCTAGCCAACCCTGCAATCATCTACGATCCGAAAACTGGCCACCTCCAGGGAAACGGCGCACCAGGGTTTGCTCAAGGAACCACAGATGGTTCTTATCCGAACTTTACCGGAGTTATCGGCAGCAACGTTTGGGATGGAACGGTTAAATGGTACGACCTCGGGCCGGTCGGTAGATGGCAGCCAAGCCACAGCTATCCGGCTTTTGCCAACAACAATCCAACGTTGGCGTCTCATGCTATCGCTGAACCGATTCTGCCCTCCAACGGAAACACGCAAACTGTTTTCTTGCAAATCTCAGGCGGCGGAACGTCGGGTTCAGGGTACGCGCCTGCGTTCCAAGCTGCTGCAGGATCCCAGGTAACCGATAATCAGCTTATTTGGATTTCTCAAGGTTCGGATACTTGGACCGCGCTGACGAATTACTCCGCTTGGTCGGGAACACAAGCTACGTTTGGGGTTGTAAAAGATTCCAACGGCAACATGCAGGTTTGCACTCAGACTGGCGCTACGGGAAGCACTCAGCCGGTCGCACAGTGGCAAGCGGGCCATGTTTACCCGCTTAACGCAACCATCGGGGACCCGAACGGCTACGTTCAGAAAGTAACCACGGGTGGCACCTCCGGCGTCACGAAAACTCTGACGAACACGGTTCTGACTGCTGGAGTTGCAACCTACACTGCGTCTGCGGCTCACGGCTATACGAGCGGGCAGCAAGTTACTGTCACAGGCAGTACGCATAACGCGACATTCAACGTTGTAAACGCAATTATTACCAGCACTCCGTCTGGAACCACTTTTACCGTCAACATCTCCCACGACGACATCGGAGCGGGAGCGGACACTGGAACTGCGAAGGCTGGTCCGACTTGGAACCAAACCGTAGGCGGAACCACAACAGACGGAACGGTCACCTGGACCAACCAAGGTTTGGAAAATTCCGGGGGCCGACCCACAGCGTGGGGGTTCGCTTACGGCGACCACACTGCGGATGGGTCTGTAGTCTGGACCTGCGTAGGTCCGCCTGTCACTTGGGCTGTGAACACGATTTGGCATCTGCCCAGCGCGGGATTCATTCCGCCATCGGCTACATCACCTTACGGTGGTTCACAAGTGATCGGCAGTGGATTCGTCCAAGCTGCAATCACGTCAGGAAAATCCGGACTCGTCCAGCCAACGTGGTCAGTTATTTCTCAGAATTTTGTTCTCGACCCAAGCACTTCCAACACCCAAATCACTTGGCGGAACGTTGCAGCGCAAGCAGCGAACTCGATTTCTTGGACTAAAGGCTACGGATATGTGTATGCCTTCAAAGCTCGGTCTGCAGTAGATTTGTATTCACCACAGTCCATCGGTGGCGGCGGGGTTCTGCTCGGGAGTTCAGCATCTACTCCAAGCCCTGCGGTAGACCAAGGCACGTTTCCAACCGGTTCCGCAGATGGCAGCGTTTCAACCGCGTCCCCCTCCGTTCAGATGGCGGCGGGAGCGAACGCCGGTTCCGTTGTGTACGTATCCGGAATTGGAAGCACCGATCCCCAGGTAGACACGATTTCGATCTTTCGGACTTTCGATGGCGGTGCGACATATTTCTGGCTGACGGACATTAAAAATCCATCGCCAATCAACGGTGTTGCCCAACCGTGGCAGTTCCAGGATTTCTTGCCTGACGTGGCGAATAACCTGTTCGCAGGTCTGAACACACTGGTCGTTGCGCCCATCAACCACTCCAACGATCCACCGCTTCCAGGTGCGATAAATATGACCCAATATTTCGGGCGTATTTTTTACAGCGTAGGTGCGACAGTTTATGCGTCTCAGGGGCCAAACGTTGGCGGCTCAAGCCAGCCTCCGGGAAATGGCTACACTGCGTTCAACCCCGGCCAGTTTTTTACGTTTCCGTCCACAGTCACGCGCGAAGTACCGACTAACATCGGGCTATTGATTTTCACCACGTCTGATCTAGGAATTGTGTCGGGCGGCCCTCTCATAAGTGCAATGTACCCGAACATTTACATTCCAGGACTTGGGCTAACGTCGTACAACGCTTTGACCGTGCGCGGCGGACTGATTGATCTATTCACTGCGGACAGCCAAGTAGTGACACTGGACCCGAACCAAGGCGTAGCGGGAACAGGGAAAAGCATCGCAGACCAACTCAGTGTTTACAATGGCCGCAGCACGACATTTTCCCCGTCATCGGCTTACGTTTCGTTCCACTCCCAAGGACACAACGACGCAGCTCTGTTCGTAGCGGACGGTTCAACCGGTTGGTTCCGATGTGTGACCACCCCGGCTCCCGACTCTGCGATCAGTGGTCCACTGTGGAGTCCAAAAGCGAATATCGTCGGTGGAGTTAAAGCTATCGCCTCGCTCGAAGTAGCTCCCGGCCAGCACGCACTTCTGATGGGGTCTACTACTTCAAATCAACCCGTGCTTGTGCGGGATTCGACCTACACGACATTCAGTGACAACGGCAGCGCGTACCCAGCGAACTTCACTTTCGGTTCGATGGTTCTTGCCAACCCTGGTCAACTGGCCGAAGTCGGATTCATCACTTGTGAGTTCTTTAAAAAAGGAACATCTCCCCGACTCGCGGTTCTTCTGGACGAAGTAGTTGACTCGGTGATGACCATCACTGCGGCTGCCCAAAGCGGAAGCAACACAACTTACACCTACACACTGGTTTCAGGTTTTGCTCCGGTAGTAGGCCAAGGCGTGACCATCACAGGTATGGCAAATTCCGGAAACAACGGAACGTTTATCATCACAGGGATTGGTGGAAACACTTTCACCGTCATCAACTCCAGCGGAGTTAACGCAACACTTCAGAGCGGTTCCAGCACGAGTTTTGAAGATTTGTCTGCTTACGTTCTGCCCACCGGACTGCCGCCGCAAGATTCTCCGTGGCGATACGGTGCGACCCGACAAGGATCGAGCCTGTACACGAATCGCTACTACCTTGCTCAAAGCGTTGGCGGTATTGCTCCCCCACAGGGGACGTTCTGCCGACACATGCAAGTGAAGGTGGACTTCGGCAGTACAGACACGATCCAGAATGAAATGCTTTCACAGACCGTGTACGGAAGTCACTGGAATGAAAAGTAAGATAAAAAATGCCGACTATCAAGCAGAATCAGCAAACCGCGCAGGAGATGATTGACGACGGGAAACTAGTTCCTGCGTCTACCTCCAACACGCCGATTCTGCCGATTCCGGTTTCAGTCGGAACTTACCCATCAGCTCCGAACCCGAATCTTCGGGGGCCGTTACCCGCCACGTATGTTCAGCAACCGGACATGCAGCGGCAATGGCAGAACCCGTCCGTTTCTCAAACTCGTATTCCTCCGATTTCAGGAACAGCCAACGCGGTATCAGGCTCCCAGTCGGTTTCCCAAACCATCACGATTGTTCAAGGTGGGGGTGGAGGCGGCGGAACCGTTCTATTAACGAATGGTGTTAAGAATACGATTCAGAGCACGTTGAACCTGATCTCCAGCGGCGGAATCACACTGGCGTCTGATTCACTCGGTGGAGTAACTATCGGTGCGACGGGATTCGTTGTGCTGAATCCTAGCTCGCCCCAGACGATTTCTGGAGCGCCCCTGATTTTGGCGTCCACAACACCTCTGGAATTTGAAGGTGCGACGAGCGGTTCGACAACGCTCCAGGCGTCTGCCGTCGCTTCGGGCATCCTCACGCTACCCGCAGCCACGGACACTCTAGTTGGTCAGAACACGACCGACACGCTGACGAACAAAACTCTGACCAGCCCTGTCATCAATACCCCCACCATTAACGGATCGGGCGGATTGCTGACACTGCCCGCTGGCCCCACAACTTTAGTGGGCAGAGACACGACGGACACGCTCACGAACAAGACCCTGACGAGTCCAGTCCTAAATGGAACTGTGACTGGTTCCGCGCTCCAAGGTACGGACAGCAAGCTACTCACAGCCGGAACGATTTCCGGAACCGGAGCAACACTCTGCACAGACGCAAACGGTGGCGCAACCACCAGCGGATGTTCAGGTGGCAGTGGCCCAACGATTCAATATATGACGTATTGTCCGTCCGGTTGCGATGTGACCGGAACCCCCTGCACCACCGGAAACGTCAGTTACAACCAGTGCAGCAACACAATCGCATGGCCATCCTCTTTTGCCAGCGCCAGCTACACAGTTAGTTGCAGCGGTGTCGGGCCGAACGACGCGAGCAACGCTCCAAATAATGGCCGCACGTATTTACAAGTAAATTCTAAATCCGCTACTTCCGTAACCGTCATCACGGTCACCACCGGCGCGTCCGCCGTGAGTTGGAACGAAATAGATTGCATCGGTATTCACGTTTAAAGGTAAAACATGGAAATTCCCTTTCAGAATATAGTTGTACCTGACGCCTTTGTTGGGCCTCGACTACAGGCTGCGATTGACAAAGCTGCGAATATTCCAGGTTTAGGCCAACCCCGCGCTGCGGTTTGGATCCCTGCTAGTTATGCCGGTGACGATACCTACGTCAATCCGAACAACGTTCCCGTGTTCGACATGCGCGGCCCAGGAAGCATTTCGTTTGCGAACGGCGCGTTGCTTCCGAACACCGTTTTGCCCTTCTCCGCGACACCTGTTTTCAACGTAGCTCAGAGCGCGTCTTATACGATGACGTTGACCGGAACCGTCACATCTTCCAGCACGACCGGAACCCCGAAGAACGGTAACCTGCTCAGTCTGACGCTGATCGAAGATGGAACCGGTACGTGGACTTTTGCGTTTCCTGCCAACTTCATATTGCCTGCCGGATACACCTTCGACACAGCCGCGAATCACACGAACGCGCTGACTTTCAAATTTGACGGAACGAACTGGAACCTTGTCTCCAACGCGGGAGGTGGCAGCGGTGCCAGCCCTGCGAACCCGAATAACATTCTGCAAAAGAATCAGGGTGGGGCATTCGGAGCCAGCTCAATCTCGGACAACGGCACCACGGTTACTGTCGGAAACGCGACAACTTTTTCCTCGACGGCTACCGTAACCGGCGCTCTCGCAGCAAACTCAACGGCGACCATAACCGGCGCTCTCACGGCAAACTCGACGGCTGCGATCTCCGGGGCGCTGACCACTGCATCTACCGCGACTATCGGTGGGTTGTTCACAACTGTAGTGGACTCTTTATTCGGCGGCCCGAACCCTTACATGGATGTAAGGCAGTTTGGGGTGCGTGGGGTCGTCTCGGTGCCCGCTACGACCGGTTCTATCAACGCAACATCTAATGCACTGACGTTGGCTGCGGCGAGCACATTTCAAAATGGCGATGGAATTGTGGTTAGAGGCGCAGGTACGACACTTACGCTTACGACTCCAGCAGCCCCCACGGTGGTTGCATCGAACGCGCGTGGCGGAACAGGAACTGGCCTAACAATCGCCAATGCGTCCGGGGCCACTACTTATCAATATCAGATTGTAGCGGTTGGGATAGACGGCAGCTTCACCCCTGCATCGTCGGTTACTTCAATCGCAAACGGACCTGCGACACTCGGCTCGCAAAACGTAAGTATCTCCGGTTGGACCCAGAGCCAAACTACGGTTACAGTTACGACTTCTAGTGCCCACAATTTGGTTGTCGGTGCGATGGTGCTGATCGCGGGCGCGGGGAATGCGAACGGCTGGTGGCAGGTTGCAACAGCTCCGGATAACACACACTTTACATTTTCAACCTCAGACGATACCAGACTAGGTGCGCCTGCAAGTGGAGGAGCTGCCGGTACTGTAACTTGGTTCATGTGCAATCACATCACATGGACGCCAGTTACGGGAGCATTTCGATATCTAATTTATGGACGCACCAGTGGCTCGATGGTTTTGCTTGGAGTCACACTGCCGCAGTCGTCAACATTTATAACTGCAATCAACAACGATCCGTTGGCGAATAGCTGGGATGACTTCGGCAGCACGATGACTGCGAATATCAGTTCCAGTAACGTGCCGGATTACTACTCGTTGACGCCCCCGGTTTCAGGGAAGAACGGCGACTTAGTAACTACAATTTCTAGCGGTGCGGGTACGGTTAATCTGGTACTGGCTGCAAATGCAATCAACACCGTTGCGGCTGCTACGACCAAATTCGATAACGCACCCACTATTCTCGCTGCGGCACTCGCCTCCACCGCGAACAAAACCGGTGCAGTAGGCGTTATCTTCTTCCCCTCTACCGGGACTAATGCAACCTACGTTACGAACTCGGTTCTCGACCTCCGACAGACCCCCCGCCAACTCAGTGTGATGCAGGCAGGGACAATCACCTTAAATGATACGGTGATTCTCGGGACTTCAATTTGGTCAGGTCAGCCGGTCCTGCCTAGCAATGCGCCCTCGTTTACCCGTATGGCATTTCCTGCAGTTGTATCCAGTACTGCGGTGCCGATGTTTTATGGACCGAATACCGTTTTGAACATGAGCTATTTGACGCTCGTGCATAACGCATATTTTGGCGTCATCATCTGCAATGACCAGGGACAAATTCCTGGTGGATACATCCACAACGTAAACTTTCAAACCTCCAACAGTAGCGACTACATGGCGATGCATTTTGTCCTGCGTGCGGACGAAACTGGTGGAACCAACTACCGATTCGACCAGTGCGCGTTCATCGGAGGGCTATCGAACGTCTTAGGTCTGACTGCAACCCCTTTCGTCTACATGGATGGAGTCGGTGGGCCGTTTGATTTCAATGATACCTTCTTGAATCGGCGTGGCGTATTTCTCCGGCCTAGTACTCTCGGTGGCACAACCAAGGTTAATCTGATCTATGAACAGGGCGGCATCATGCCCATGTTTTCGACGTTCGCCTCCGGTAGCGTTATCGGTACGGGTCTGGAGATTACAAACGTGGTGCTGGATACGATGTCTGCGCCACTCTATACCTGGTACGGAACGCCGTCCGGAGTGATTAAGATTCCAGGAGCTATTCCAGGATTGCAGCAACCGTTGTTCAACGGACCTGCGGGAGTAGCCTTCCAAGTTTCCGTTACAAGCGGTACTAACGCAGGGAATAGTAATTCAACCTTTCAAACTGCTCAAGTAACCGGAACCGCCATCGACGGACAACTCAGTAATAATAGTGGTTCGCTGTACGCAGAAAACCAGTTCAATACTGGTGTGGCGATTGGGAATCTTTTTCAACTGTTTGCAAATTCTCAACCGCAAGCTGCACCTAGTTGTGCGGTAAGTGCGGGCGGTTCGGTCCTGGCCAATACTTATACTTTTACAACTGCACCGGTGTTTCCGAGCGGGGCTGCTGGTGGATCTGCGGAAGGTGTAATGTCGCCGCAATCTACGAGTTGCACGACTTCGAGTGGCAACCAGACAGTTACCATCACTTGGGCTACAGTGCCTGGGGCGATTGGCTATAACCTTTATCGCTGCCTCGCCGGGTCTTGCGCTAGTTTTCAGTGCGCGTCGCCGTGGGTAGTGGGTGGAGCGTCAACTTCGTATGTTTGGTCGTCTGCATCTCCTTGCGGACAAAGTATGTCCACAATGGCCGGAACTGGACCAGCGGGAGTCTCCGCTAATCAAGTTTGGTCGCCGCAGCATGTATTTACAAATGGCCTTCAGGCGACAGTTGCTCCAACCACGCTGACTGCGAATCGCACGCAGACGCTGCCAGATGCAAGTGGGACGTTCCTGTTGGATTCGACCGCGACATCTGCTGCGGGACTTGCCCCGGTCGCGTTCGATAACTTCAACCGTGCAAACGGCGGCCTCGGCTCCAACTGGACAAGCAACTACAGCACAAACGGTACCGAAGCAATCTCAGGTAATACTGTAATTGGTGGAAGCGCCTCGGCCAACACGAACAGCTACTGGACAGCATGGGGTTTCCTGAACGACCAAGCGTGCGAAGTTTCGATTGCAGCGACCACTGCCAACCAGCAAGGTTGCTCGCTGCGAAATACCGGCACGACTACCGCAACCACGAACGGTTACATCTGCGACGTAGGCACTGCCGCAATCACGATTCGGAAGGTCACAAACGGCGGCATCGCAAACGTTAGTAACACCGCGATGACGAGTGCGGTCGGCGACCGCGTGAAGTTTACGGCGATTGGCACGACCCTGACCTGTACAAACACGACCGCTTCGGGAACGGTAACCAGCACGTCGGGTACAGACCCCACGTTCTCCAGCGGCGCACCGGGCATTTTCAACGCTCGGAACAACGGTGGTCTCGTTAACTGGACAGGCTACAGCTTGCCCAAGAACGCAGCTTTTGCGGCTGACAGCATTAGCACGGACCAAGAGTTTTTCAACAACCAACTCATCAACGGCGCGTTAGTTGTCGGAGCATTTCCAAGCACAACAACCGGCACCGCACTGACGAGCGGTACGACCTACACTCGCGCTTTAGTAATCGGCAACGTCGGAGCGCAGTCGAACTCACTGAACTCAGCCAGTGGTAACAGCGGACGAGTCGCGCAATCGAGCGGCACTCTGACCAGCGGCAACCTCGCTAGTTTCGATGCGAACGGCAACGTCGTCAACAGCACGCAATCGGCGACGGGCGTGGCGCACACGGTCGCAACCGGAACCGCATCACTCGGTACTTCGGCTATCAGCTCCGGTACGTGCGCGACAGTGGTTACAGTCGCGGCAACGGGAGTCGCTACGACTGACGTTATCACTGCAACCTTCAACTCCGATCCGAGCGTGATTACCGGATACGGACCCTCGGCGAGCGGTTCGTTGTTCATCCAATCCTATCCAACCTCAAATAACGTGAACTTCAACGTTTGCAATAACACTGCGGGCTCGATTACTCCCGGTGCAGCAACTCTGAACTGGCGGGTGGCCCGATAATGGCTGACATTTATTTTGCGAATGTTTCTGCTGGAGCGAATGACGGAAGTTCGTGTGCAAACGCGTTCGCTTACAACGACGTAACGAACGGTTGGAACACCTCTGGCAAACAAGTCGCCGGTAACGTCTTGCACGTCTGCGGGACGATAACCGGAGGGACAAACAGCACGATACTGACGGCGACGAATAGCGGCACAAGCGGCAACCCCATCACGCTCAAGTGGGAGACGGGAGCAATCCTGCAAGCGCCCTTCTTCCAAGGAAGCGGCACTACACCGACTTGTGGCTTAACCGTAAATGGGAAAAGTTTCTGGACATTTGATGGCGGGACGAACGGCATCATCCAGAACACCGCTAATGGTACGGGGCTGGCGAACCAAAGCGACACTTGCTTTATCAACATGCAAGGCGGGTCGAATAACACTGTTAAGAATCTAACCCTCGCAAATGCATACGTGCATCAAATTATGCAAACGGGGGTGACCGCAACGGGCACCGGCACTACCGCCACACTGACCTGTGCGATTGCGAACTGCGGCCTAGCGGTCGGTGAATCCGGTATTACAGTTTCTGACCCTGGTGGGTCCAGTGCTTTCGACGGTACAAACATAACCATTACGGGAGTTAGCGGAAACACCGCCAGCTACGCGAGTGCTGCAACAGGCTCTGGAAGCAATCTGACTCTTTCTGATACAAAAGGCGGAAATAGTTACGGGATCATCTACGGTGGTGGCAGCAATCTCGCTATTACGAACAACGTGTTCCACGACATTCGCTGGCAGACATTCGGTATCTACGCTAGTGCAGGTCTCTCAACCTGGACTCTCACTGGAAACGAGTTCTACAACGGAGATCACGGCGCAGGGGGCGGCTCGAATGCGAACAGCGCCACGCTGGACAACTTCTTAGTCCAGTTCAACACCTTCCACGATTTTCAGAACTGGCGAGCACTTTGCGGAACGGATTCCTCGAATCCGAACTTCTGCTTTCACCTCGACTACTACCACATCTGGGCGGGCGGGGGCGCGAACACAAGCGCCCGTATGACTAACGTGGTGATTGACAAGAACTATTTCTACGGTGATGCAGGAGGCGGAACGGCGTACATCAACCTAGAATCCGACCAGAGCCGTAGCAGCTACTACGATGGCTGTGTGGTTTCAAACAACGTTTTGGTAGCCAGCAACGCTGCGGACATCCCGGCCAGTGGGTACATTTCATCCGGTGGGCAAAACGAGAAGTTCGTCAACAACACGGTGATCGGTTCCAGCTCCAGCCAGGGCGTCTCGAACGCCGGAGTTTTCATCGGCAGTGCGGGTTTGAATGAAACCATCGAGAACAACATCTTCGAGTTAGTAGGGTATGGCATCAACACCAACCAGGCCGCGAACAACTGGACTACGATTGATTTCAATTACTACTACAAACACAACGGACAGATGAACTACAGCGGTGGCGGCGGAATCGTCTCCTTCGCTACTTGGCAAGCTGTCACGGGTACGCCCGACACGCATTCAACATCTTCCGGCACAGTCGCCCCGCAAATTCAGACGGTAATTCCATTCGCTCCAACAGGCGCGAACGTGCAAGGCGCAGGAACAAACCTCACGTCGCTGTGCAGTACACACGCACAGATTTGTACGGGAATTGGATTTAGCGGGGGCAAGCCTGTAGCTGGCACGGCACGCCCTTCTAGCGGCAGTTGGGATTTAGGTGCAGTACAGACTGCAGCAAGTGGCACGGGTGGACTACTCTCGCCACCGGGAAATTTCACAATAGTTTTAAGCTAGGAGTTTAACTATGGCACATCAAGCAATCCTAACATGGGCAGCACCGGACGACGCGAGTTTGACTGCGACGTACAACGTTTATCGAGCAAGCGGTTTGTGCCCAGCAAGCGGTCTCGGCAGTCTTGCCTTCAGCAAGATTGCGAACACTTCCGCTCTCACCTACACGGATGCGAACGTTAAAGTTGGCGGGCAGTATTGCTACTACGGAACGCACGTTGAAGGCACTGTGGAAAGCGTGCCGGGAAACACTGCGGGCGGCACCGTTACACCACACGGAATCACAATACAGTTAGTCGTTTCATAATTTCACAATTTAGTCATTTAACCGTTCACTTAGTGAACAACTTCAGGGGACCTCATGGCAGACGCAACACTAGTGGCAGCGTGGGCAGCGGATCATTTAAATCTGATCGGATGGCCTATTCTGTTAAAAATATGCTGGAAATTTAAAGGCGCTTTCGATACTTATTTTAACAATCTCGATGATGTGAGAAAAAAAGCCACGGCTGCAGCAGATACAGGTGAAGAACTCAAACGTGGGTTGGCTGTCATTCAAAACAACCATCTCGCTCACTTAACTCAAGACATTCGAGAGATACATGATATCTACGACCGGCACACGACGCTTCTGACCAGCATTGATCGTGGAATCGCTGTCTTAGTGGATCGCGGAAAAGGGGTTGTATAACTTGCTGAAGTTCAGAAAGACCTCGGAAGCAGATCGCAACAGGTTAGAAGAGTGGATTCAGCAGGATCCCGACCACAAAGGGCAAACAGTAGATTTTTGGCTACCGCAAAACGATTCCCACGTTCAAACCTACGCAGTTCAGGATGAACATGGCGACATCTTCTTCGTCCGCCAAGAAAATGTGTTGCGTCTACACATTCAGTTTGCCCCACCAAATGAAAAGAAACGTCTCGCTCGGGCGATTTCCGAGTTCTCTCATAACATTATTCTCGGGGCAAAAAAAACCGGATATAAACAAGTCATTTTCGATTCGGTATTCGCACCCCTGATTAGATTCCTAGAAAAACGCGGCTTTCGTTCCAGCCCCAGTGAGTTCGTGCATGATCTTAGTTAAAAAGATTTATAAAACCGATCCAGAAGCTGACTTAGTTGCCGAATGGCTCAAAAATGATGCTTTTCACCAACAAGTTGGCATCACCGAAGACCAGATTTGGGAACCGAATAGCGAAGTCGCTCTCATTTACGACGAAAACGGCCCAGTAATGGCCGCCAGATTTCAGAAAGCGTTGCGAGTCGCCGTTCAATTCAACCCAAAAACGCCACTAAGAAACGCGAAAGTCGGCGCGGAAGTCCGGGATTGGTTCAAAGAGATTGGCCGCAAAAGCGGCTGTACTGAAGTAATTGTGAAACCGGGCGGAAAAGCCAAAAAATTCACTGAGAAGTTAGGTTTCGAGCCGTTCGACGGCAAATTTGTGAGGACATAAGATGTGCGGAGCCAGTTCACAGCAGAAAGCCGCGTATGCCAATGAACAAAAGGTGTCAAATCTTCTGACATCTCAGTTCCAAGACTTCGCGGGACAAAATCAAGAAATTCTGAGTGATCTCACAGGTCATCTTCAGCCAATTTCGGATGCGGGACCCAGCCAATTCGGAATGTCACCCGCCGAGGAAGCGGCTGAACGCACCATGACTGCGGAACAACTTAATTCTGCGGCAGGTCAGACTGCAAATGCCGTGCGTGGTGCGGTCGCATCGCGCGGTGGCGGTACTTCGTATCTACCAAGCGGGTCCGAAGATGCGATTCTTGGTTCACTCGCACAAGACACCGCAGTAAAAGAAGCCCTCGCACAGTCGCAAATCACGCAACGCGGGTATGACATTGGCCGACAGAACTGGGAATTTGCTACATCCGGACTCAGCAAAGCCCCTGGCGAACTAGAAAATCCAGTTACGGCAGCCGGTGGCGAAGCGGTGAGCGGCGCAGGACTCCAGCAAAAAGGTGCTGACTCGATCACCGAAGCTAATCAGGCATGGATGAAACCCGTCGCAGGATTAGCCGGTGGAATCATTGGCGGTTTATTGCCATTTGGCAAACACAGCGGCGGTGGTGGTGGGGCATTTCAAGACTCGGGCACAGGACAACCCGGATAAGGAAATAGAAAAATATCATGTTGAAAATCGAAGCCTTCGTTTTGAGTGTCGGGAAGTACAACGGTGCATGGGACGATCCCGACGCTAAAGCCTTCAAACTTTGTAATCCGTTGTTGCTGAAAACCTATCGTCCGGAAAAAAAGTGTGACAGCGAACACTACAGGATTTTCAGTTCCGTAATGGGTGGATTTAAAGCGGGCATCGCCGATGTGCAGGCGAAATGCAGCGGTAAGAATAATCGCCTGATGCCCGAGAACACTCTGAAAGATTTGTTTTCTATCTACGGTTTCAGCAACGAATCCACGGCTCGCAAACTGATTTTGTTTCTGCGCCGTTCACTTAGTGATGAATCCGTTTCACTAACTACACCAATCGGTTGGCTGCTCGAAGCGATAGAAGCGCCTGTACAGGAGAATTAAATGGCTTTTGAAGATACCCCATCTGCTGGTGCAACAGGAACGGAGCAACCCGTTGCGGCTCCCGTTCCAATGGACGCTGCGTCAGGAATTCCGGGCGGAACAGGCGATCCATCCACTGCGGTAAGCACAGCAGTTCAGCCAACCGCGCCCGCCGCTCCGAGCAACAACCGAATGCTGCACAGTTTTGTAAATATGGCGACCCGCGCACTTTCGGACGTGTCCGGAGTACTAGCCGGGAAATCCACGCCCACGTATTCCTACGACGCCCAAGGTCGGCTCATCACAACTGAAGCGCCGCCGATGTCTCCGTCTCAGAAAATCCGCGCTATCGCAAATAAAGCATTGATGGGGCTGCAAGCAGGTTCCCAGGCTCCGGATCAAAAAAGCGGATTAGCGAATGCTCTAGCTGGACTAGGTGCCGGTGCAGGAGCGGTTCGGCAAAACGCCAAGCAGGAAGACCTTCTGAAACGGGAGCAAAGTAAAGAAGAATTTGAAACCCAGCAAAAAGCAATTCTCCAGAAACATCAAGTCGCTGCGACAAACGCCCTGACGTATCGAAACATAGTCGAGGCTCAGAAGCTCGGGCTGGACATGGACCCCCAGCGCCAAGGAAACATGGAACTGTATCGCGCCGCTAAGGATGCAGGGTTAGACGCCCAGATTATAAGCGCAACTCAAGCCGAGCAAATGGCGGCTGCTGAGAAGGGCAATAACGACCCATCGGCTGCGAAACATATCTTTTTACCGGGCGGTTTCTCTGCCCCAACCATAGACGAAGAAAACCAGACCACGAAACCGGGAGAAGGGCAAGTCATCATGCTCCCGATTCACGGCGTGGATGGAAAAATCGCACTGCCGCCATCTTTGGTTGCCGATATTCAAAAATACGCACCTCTCGGTGGCAAGACCACGAAGAATGACGTGGACCGTCTTACCGCAGGGCTTGAAGTTTCTCCACAAGATTTGTCTGCGCTTTTGCTCCAAAAAGCGGCTGGATATAAAGAATGGCTGAAGGGCGAAAACACTCCGGAACTGGTGTGGGAGGGAGACAAACCCCGTCTACTGAATTCCGTAACTCACGAAGACATTCAGCATGGCTATCCCGCAGGCGTGACCCCGGAAGCTGCGCTGAAAGCCGAGGCTGATCGTGGCGACAAAGAAGCACAAGCTGAACAGCGAAAAGGCCAAGCAAACTTAGATGTCGCAAAAACTCAGGAATCTCTCGCAAATGCGGCAGTCTTACGGCAACAATTAAATGCTCTAAATGGTGGAAATTTAACGCCCGATGATAAAGCGGCTGCGGTTGACAAACTAATGAAAGCCTACCAAGGTCTGCCCCCTGCCGCGCGGGGTGTTCTAATGAATCTCACTCCGCAGGATCAGAACGTAGTGCTTGGCCTATTGACCAAACGAATGGATCCGAAAGCTATTGCCACCCAGCTCCGTAAGGGCGTGCCGGGAATGAACCGGGCGCAATACGAATCTTTGGTTCGCGCGATTTTGCCGGAATGGAAAGAATCTGGGTACGAAGAAGTTAAAAAAGTCGAAGAAAACTACCAAAATCCGAGCAACAAACTCGGCGCAGGCTTGATGGCTAACGGTCAACTGCTTCGCCACGCTGCGGATGCGAAGGAACTGTCCGACCGTCTGACCCGTACTAACTCTCCGCTCTTGAACATGCCTATCAACCAAGCACGTTTAAAGGTCGGAGCCGAAGACGCCCCGCTGCTGGAACAAGTAATCATCGGTCTAACCGCTGCTCGTGAAGAGTGGCAGAACGTAGTCAAGAGCGGACATGCCGGAACCGCTGACGAGAACCACGCTAAAGACGCATTGGTGAATCCGGATATCACTGTGGGAATGGCTGCCGCCGCTCTGTACCAAATGGGCCACCAAGGTTTGGATCGTTTGTCTGAACTTGACCAACCGTATGTTTCTCTAACTGGAACTCACTATGGCGGAATACTTTCAACGGGCGCTCGCGATGCTGCGATTCGTTTAGGACTCGGAGACAGACTGAAAGAGTTCGGCCCCGGAAATCAAATGCAAGTCGGCCCCGCTCCAACACAGGGAACGGCTGCACCTATTGGAAATCCACAACAGAATCAGCCTCTGCAACCGGATTGGAATAAAGTCGCCCCGAACGTGGACAAAGCCAAAATCCATACCGATGGGCGAATGTTTATCGGTTGGGACCCGCAAAGCAAAACGTGGGTGGATGCCTACACTGGTAAACCGTATCAACAGACCCCGCCCGCAGGAGTTCAATAATGTTCGATGAACCCCAGGTAGGAGCACCACAGGCTCCGGCAGGAGACCCCCCACCGCCTCCGGGATTCTCCCCGGTTCAGCCAGCAGATGCCAACACTCCTCCCCCACCTGCGGGATTTTCCCCGGTTACCCCTCCCGCTCCGGCTGCAAGTCGCCCACCGGCTGGAAAAGGTGGAACCACACTCGATTCTTTGAAAAACACCGCTCAATTTGTGGGCGATGTAGCCTCGGGATTTGGCGGAAGCGCGTTGAAGACTGTACAAGGCGGGGCAAAGATTCTGGACAGCACAGTTCCTGGTGGGCTCAATCAAGCCCTAACAGGACAGCCGCTCGCCCCAATCCCAGCCGAGTACACGGAACCAAGAAATACAGGAGAGAGGATCGGTGCATTTGGCGAAGATGTTTTGGAGTTTGCTGGCGGCGAGGCTGCGCTAAAAGGATTAGGTTTCGTAGAAAAAATAGCTGCAAAGAGTCCGAAACTTCTAGCACTTCTGGAAAAATACCCTAAAGCTTCAAAAATTCTTCTGAGCCAAGTACCGGTCGGTGGGGTGCAAGGAGCCGTGAAGGGAACTGCGGAAGGAAACTCTACTACCCAAAGCGGAGTAGGAGGCGCAATAGGTGCGGGAGTTGGTGGGGCTATTGGTGAAAAAGTAGTTGGCCCGACAATTCAGAAATTTGGAGAAGCGGCTGGTGTTCTAACTTCTGCCGAAGAAGATGTAATGCGGGCGCTCCAATCACGCAAAAATGACTACAACTTCTTGAAAAACTGGGAACTATCGAAAGATCGAATGGTTAAAGAAGTCGGCGAAAACGATAAGTTCAAGGATATGTTCGACGCTGCGGATCGCGTCCGCACCGTAAAGCAGGGTGTTTGGGATAACGAAATTTCCCCCTTCTTGAAACAGCACGCGAGCGACGATCTATTTCCGCATCCACAAGGGTTCACGGGACCAATGCCGAACAATCCAATCGCCGAAGCGGTGCGAGATCGGATTCCGAAGGATGAACTGCAACAAGCCAACATGAAGAAATTCTCCAAAGAAGTTGAGGGAAAAGCCAAACTTCTTGAGAGTGTCAGAACGGTTGGCCAAGCTGAGACGATGTTGGAAACCATGAACGCGGAATTACAAAAAGCTGGCTACTACAAGCTGAGTCCTTCCGAACGAGCGGCGTGGGAGAAGGTAGACGGGTTTACCGCATCGCGAGTCGCTGGAACAAAAGCTCTGCGCGACCGACTGTATCAATATGCTGAACAAAATGGCGGCGATGATTTAAAAAACACGAAAGCCACATACGGCGCTCTGAAAAGCATGGAAGAGTACATGCGCGGACGCGCCAATGTCTCTGGTCGCCAACAACCCATCAGTTTGAAACAAGCGATTGGTGCAACTGTAGGGCTAGCACACGGTGGACCGCTAGGGGCGGCAGCCGCTGCGTTGCCTATTATAGATAAAATCTACAACAGCCCCACCGAACTGTTAAATCGCGCGGTCAAAAAAGTCGGCCAAGACAGTGTATCTAGCAGCGCCCTCGAAGAGATGGGCAGAGATTTCAGCAAAGGCGCGGCAACATCTGTCAAAGCCTTGGCCGAAAAAGGTGCCCCCGTTGTCGGAGAGCAACCCCTGCGGTGGATTCGTTTCCAAGGTGGAGATGGTAAAGAACGCGAAGTCCACATGGAAGATGTTCCTAAACTGCTGCAACAGGATCCCGACGCTAAAGCTGTGATGGAAAATATGAGTCCCGAAGAAGTCACAGAAATCAGCCAGCTATGGCAGGACGCCCAGAAGAATAGACCTTTGCCTGCGGGCGGGGGTAAAAAATAATGGCCGAACTAGAAACCATGCCGGATGGAGTAGACACTACTTCACAAAGTGAACAGCAGGTCTCGCAAAACCCGTATGAAGGAATCAGGGTGCGCGAGGTTCAGCCGGAATCCACAGCTCAAACTGTAAAACGCAACGTCACTCCGGAAACGGACACGTCCCGTAAGGCTCTTGGCCCTGGCCACGAGTGGGATTCAAATTCCCCGCAAGCCGAGGGTGAGCAACAGTACAAAGAAAACTTCGGTTCTCCGGTTGAACAATTCTACGGAAAAATCAAACGCGCCGTAGACGAGCACGCCCATCACTTAGATGAAACGGTTTTGAGCCCATTCCGCCAAGGTCTGGACAACATGGCTGCGGATTTGAAACAAGCGGGTTCGACCGGGCACACCCAAACGGGCGCTCCGATGAATCCAGTTACTCAGGGGCTCGCAACTGCGGCAGGACACGCTCTGGACGCGGTTCCAGTTGGCCACACAGTGGGTCAGACCGCGCAAATGGCTATCGCGCCACCTATGATTTCTGCGGAATTAAAACCATTAAATGCACTAGAAGAATCCGCAAATACCGTGAAGCAATTAGGTGAGCAATCAGCGGCAGAATTCGCAGGCAAAGATGCCAAGGGTAAAATCGAACACATAGGCATGGTCCATAAAGGTGAAGTAGTACCCGGTACGGGAGTTCACCAAGTGGAGCACCCTGACTTACCTGGAAAAACATTCGCGATTCGCGAATCGGAGATGAGTTCTCCGGAAGCCATGAAAGCCATTGCGGACCAGAAACTAGAAGGTCTGAAATCCGCGCCTACTACGGACGAACTGAACGCGCGGATGAAAGCAGAAAACGCCGCTCCCAAAACCGCAGGAAAAGCCGAAAAAATCGAATCCCAACAAATCAAAGAAGGTCCAAACAAAGCCGCGTGGACAAAACAAAACGTAGATTACGAAGTTAGCCGCTTACGAGATATCACCCGAAACCCCCAAGCCACTGCGGAAGAGAAGGGTATCGCCCAGCATCAACTGGATACCTTGAAACAGATCGAAGGAAATATCCTTAAAAAAGGAACCGCAGGGCTAGGTAAAAACATCGCTTTCGGGGACGAGCCTAAGAACAATAGCCGCATGGTAATCGAAGGTGTGGACGAACCCAAGAAAGGTCAGAAAGCACCCGCCAAGAGAGCAAGCGACCGACCAGCCCAGAAGAACTGGCCACCAAAGGTTACAGACGAAAACTCATACGATAAAAATACGTATGATCCGTGGGCACCAAACTACTCTAAGAAGGCCGGGGCGAAAGAACCGGTTCACACGACTTAATCCCACGAAATATCACGAGACAGGAAGCGAATTTCGCTGAATCGCGGGCTCCGACGAATTTCAGCCGACCTCGCAGAAATCTGATCTCGTCCGCCTCCATAACGTGCTGATGCCACCAAGCATTGTCTGTACGGCTCGGTAGAAGGCAGACCGTGGTAGTCCCGTTCTCTCTCTCTCGTTTGGCTTTCGCAACCCATTTGGAAATATCCCTCCCATACGGCGGATTCATCCAGCAGACGCCGTTCCATTTCTGAAGCAACCCGTTTTGCTCGGGCGTGTAAAAATTCTCGGGAACCTTAGTCTTATCCGGCGTGGCGCATACATCACAAGTGAAGTTGAACTCGCTATTTACCGATTCAAAGAACTCGGGCGGGGTCTCCCACTCGTAGCGCCCAGTAGTGTTGTCCGTGAAACTCATACACAATACCCTAACAAATTACAGGAATTGTGTCAAGCATTAAATACATGAAGTAGTCCTTGATTTAATTCAGCATTTGTGCTACCATATTTGTATATGGATGGATCGAACTTTTTAAAAGCACATATTGCTACTATTGCCCATGTAGAGGGCTTCCGGGACGGGATCGACGGTATGCGGGCTGTCTGTTTCGCCCTCCGGAACCGATTTGACGCAGGCTGGTGGAACGGTGACTGGGCCTCCATTTTGAACCACTACCGGGACATTTACCCGCGAGCGTATAGCCGAGATGAACGAATAGAAATACCCGACCCCCGGATTTACTCATTCCAACAAATCTTGCAGGAAGTAGACGGGATTTTTGACGGAACCAGAAAAGATGACGTAACGGTTCCTAAAGAAAGCGTCTTAGCGCGGCCAGCATCTCCGGTTTTGTACTGGGCGAGACTGAACGAAATTGATGACGAGGATTTTCTGGAACAAATCTCACGCAGACCCGACATTCACCCGCGCTCTGCCCAGGTCGGCACCCTGACTTTCTTCAGCTAATGGCACGATCTAAATACTGGAATTTCAACCTCACCGAAGAGGACCACAAAACGATTCTGACGCACCAAAAAGGCGTGTGCGCTCTCTGCGGTCATTCACTAAGTGAACAGGGAAAACCGCTACGGCTGGCCGTGGACCACAACCACGCCGATGGACTAATCCGGGGGCTTCTCTGCTTCCGATGCAACGTAATGGTCGGGGCACTGACCATCGTTTTGGTCGAAAAGATTTTGGAATATTTGAAAAATCCACCCGCTACGCAGGCTCTGGGAGCACCAAGGTTCGGGCTACCAGGGAGGGTGGGAACCAAAAAACAGCGAAAACTCTACAAAAAGATGTTGAAAGCAGGCATATATGATCGAAATCAGCCCTCTACTGACGTATCTTTACGTAGCACTGAAAGTGATGGAGATGAGCGGGTCGTTCCTCTGCGGGATCGGGTTGCTCCTGATAGCCAAGAGATTAAAATAACGCAGTAAAGTGAAGTAATTAGTTGAACTAAATAAAGAACTGTGGTATAGTACTTTATTGGAGGCTCATAATTAAGTGATCCACTCATTTCTAGCAGGCTTAGTAGGAGTTGCGTTCACCCTTCTGGCGCTGGTCGCTATCTACTACATGGCGCGGGTGAAAGCGGCAGAAAAAGACGCGGCGGAAGCATGGGTTTTAGCCAAACAATGCATGGACGCTAAGGAAGCTGCCGAAGAAGGTTTCAACAAAGCCAAGGAGTTTTTTGACGCACTGAAAAAACAGCCTACCGTGGCTATGTTTACGCCCGAACAACTTGAAGATTTAAGTCGGCAACTCGGGCACAAAATGTTTCTGTACGGCAGCACTCCGGATGTGAAGCAATGAGCCTGCCAACGGATACAGTCATCTCCAAGGACTGGACCTGGATCAAAACGCATCTAGCTCTCCTGGCCGTGGTAATTATCTTGGCCGTGGGAAGCGTCTACTTCATAGAAAAAGTCATCGCTGACCATGACCACGAGCGAGCGATAGAACTCCAATCTATCGCTCAACAAATTGCCCAGCAGAACCAAACCCTCCAGCAACAAACCAAGGCTCAGATAGACTCCCTTACCCAAACCAATCTCGCCCTGCCGCCGGA